GCGGACCCCCGCCCATCTGTTCCCCAATGGCTTGCTCTACGACTCCGCGAGCAAGCTCCACAAAGTCACGCTTCCGGCCTGCGGTTTTAGCCATACCTGAATAATGACATGAATCGCCTAGTCAGCGTGCGTCTGTGGATTTTAAACTAACCCACTACCATCAGCTGACGCCTCATGGTTCGAAAGCTGTGAAGCTGCAGAGGTGATCGATACACCATGATCTTTTGATCTTGCCTAACGTTGTTGGTGGGCCTGTACAGGTTTCGACGGGATTGATGATCTGCAGTTTCATGCCGGGACTGGTGCTCACCGTGACGAGAACTGAACAGAAACTGCCACTACTCATAGTGACGGTATGAGGGGTACCAAGGTGCTGGCCTTCCGGCCTCGCACTGAGGTTACTCTTCAGATGGCTGCTTAAAACAGTCCGAGCTTGCCGGGAGCTTGGGAACAGAATCTCGGCATAAAGTTTACGGCGCGGCAGCTGGAAAGCGGTGCTCGACCACGTTGGGTGCGCGTCCTGGTGTGGAGCGACACGTTTCCACCCTTTTCTGCCAGCTCCGTCACGTTAGAGGCCCGGTGGCTTAATGCCGTCGGGCCTTTTCGTGCGTCTATTTTAGAAGAGGAGACATCATCACATGGCCACCGCTAAGAGGAAGGGCGCGCCAGCGTCCACCGAGCCGGTGCACCAGAAGAAGTTGACACTGAGGGAAAAAAGCTTAGCACGTAAGGCTCTATACAAGCAGGTACGTGATGAAGCTGCTGCTGCGAGGCCACAGGTAAAGCGTGCGCATAATAGTGGTTCAATTCTTGTTGTGAAAACTGACGGCCAGCCACGTCCAACGGAGTACGACGAAGTGCTGGCAAATTCAATCTGCCAAAAATTTGCAACTGATCACGAAATGAGTCTGGCATCTCTCAATGCTGATCCACTAATGCCAACGGTTTGGACGTTCTACAACTGGTTAGATGCGCACCCCGATCTATACAAATCTTACACCCGCGCCCGGGAGATTCAAGCAGACATTCAAGCTGAAGCGCTGAATAGAACAGCGGCTAACGCGCTTCGTGGCGTGATCACGGTGAATCGTGAGGTGGTCACGAAGCGTGGTCGTATTGTCAACGTCAAGGAGGAACGCGTTCAGGACAACGTGGAGCGAGCCAAGTTGATGGTCAGCACGCAGCAGTGGCTTCTTTCCAAGCTTCGTCCCAAGAAGTACGGCCTCCAGCCTGTGACCTTGGAGAACAACGACGCGCTGAAGGACCTGCTTGGCGCCTTCCGAGAACGCAGTGCTGAGCTTGACCGCGATGACAAGGATTAAGCTGAACTATGGACCCAGGATGGAGCGGTTTGCGATGCGTCCTCCGGAACAGGACGCGAAGATCAACTTGCTGGTTGGCGCGGTGCGGAGCGGTAAGACCTGGTGTCTTCACTCCAAGATCATGTACCTTTGTGACTACGAGGTGGAGGGCCGGCGGCTTCTGACCGGGGTGAGCAAGGCGTCCATCAAGACCAACGTGCTTACGGATCTGTTCAACCTCATTGGTGGTAATAACTACAGGTACAACTCCCAGTCCGGAGAGCTTAGGCTTTTCAACACGGATTGGATCGTTTACGGTGCCCACGACGAGGGGTCTGAGAAGTACCTTCGCGGCGCCACCATCGGTGCGGCCGTCTGCGACGAGGTTGTGCTCATGCCCCAGTCTTACTTCCAGATGCTCTTGACTAGGACCTCGCCGCGTGGTTCGAGGGTGTATGGCTCGACCAACGCTGACAACAGCGAACACTGGTTGAAGAAACAGTACCTCGACAACGAAGAGCTTCGGAAGGATCGTCTCCTATGGTGGGATACCTTCACCATGGATGACAATCCCAACCTTGATCCTGACTACGTGGCCAGCCAGAAGAAACTGTATACCGGGGTGTTCTACGACCGGATGATCCTGGGCCAGTGGAACATGGTGGGTGGTGCCTGCTATGGCAGCGTCTGGGGTGAGTGGACCATCTACGACGACAAGACGCGGCCCGGCGGTCTTTACAACCTTGGTCGAAGGGCTGAGCACTACATCGGCATCGACTACGGCACCACCAATCCCTGCGTGTTCCTTCACGCCATTGATGATGGCACCACGCTCTGGTTTGACAATGAGTATTACTGGGATAGCGTGAAACGGATGCGGGCCAAGACCGACGCGGAATATGCTGACGATCTGATCAAGTTTATCGCTGAGTCGAACATTCCCAAGGATATGGCGCCGAAGATTCTTCTCGACCCTTCGGCGGCAAGCTTCAAGGAAGAGCTGTTGCGACGGGATGGGTTGTGGGTTTGCGCGGCTGACAACGAGGTGCTGGATGGCATCCGTCGCGTGGCCAGCGCCTTGCAGCAGCGGAAGATCAGGTATCATAAGACGCGGTGTCCCAACGCCATCCGTGAGCACGTCAACTACGCCTGGGACGAGAAGGCGGCCAAGCGTGGTGAGGAGCAGCCGGTGAAGCGTGGCGACCATGCGCCTGATGCTGGGCGCTACATTTCAAACGATGTGTTTCATAATTCTTACCGGTTGGCTGCGTAACGAGGAGCTTTCCCAGTGCATGACATACTGGCCAACGAGATTTTGGTAATTCTCCGTAGGATGGAGCGGCAAGGCAAGGAGCAGATAGATCTGCTGCGCGCCATCTTGCATCGATTGAAATCCGCGGACCGCGTCCTTGGCGGCACGTTTCACCAAATTTCTTCAGGAGATGATATGACTCTCGTACCTATTCAACCGGGGCAAAGCCCCAAGTTCCTGGTCACGCCCACGTTTAGTGGCGCGGCCTTTACCCTCGACGGCACCAAGGCGGCGGTCACGACCAGCGACACGGTCAACGCACCTGCTTCCATCGACCTCACCGATGACCCCACCGGTACTACGTTCGTCATCGCCCTGGCCCCTGGCGTCGTCATACCCACGGGCGGCGAGGCCATCACGGTCACCTGGACCTACACCAATGAGGACGGCACGGTGGCCACGGTTACCGGCACCCTTACCGAGGAGGGCATCGTTGACGACGTCACCGGCGGACAATTTGTTCAGATAAGTTAGTAATGTGAAGTTCGCGATGCAAAACGGACCGCTTAGTCAGTTATGTCCCTTGTGTGGCGCGGTACCTGGTAGGTCGTGCCACATGGTGTACTACAACGGCAGGCTGCGCGTGGAGGAGACGGTAAGCTGGTTTCACGCGCAGCGCCGCCGTCTGGTAGATTCTGCCTGGGCTGCAAGGGCGGCAAAGGGGGAGCCTATTGTTGAATACTCGGACCACGAGCGTGCCTATGGGCAGCCGAACTGTACGTCTGCGTAGTCGTGCGGTGGCTTATGATGACGAAGAAGAGCAGCAAGGGCCGCCGCAGTGGTCCGGCCACTACGCTGACGACGACCCTTCTGGCTGGCGTACTGGTGACCGCGTGCGTCATCCTTCAGGCAAGGTGGGTACGGTAAAGTGGTCTCAAGTGCCACTGGGCGCCAAGGTAAAGTATGATGATGGTAGCGAGGAGATCGTTCACGGTGGGGTAAGCGGGCCGCGCGGTTATCGCAAGGTAGTGAAGGACGCCTTGCGCCCGGTGCCAGAACTTGGGCCGTACCCAATGACTGCAGAACCGGTGCGGGATGCTGGGGCTCACTTTTGTGAGTGCGAGGATGAGACTTGTCGCCACGCTAAGGGCCGGTGCCCCAACACGACGGATAAGCAGTATAAGAGCGTATCGTCAACATGGCGGTCGTGGTTGTGTGACGGCTGCGCGCGGCGGCAAGGGGCGGTGGCCGCTAAAGACTATGCTGGGTTGGACCTGCGTCGTGGTGGGGCGAAAGATGGTATGGAGACCTTTGTGAACCAAGACCTCATGCCTGTGCCCGTGGCCCAGGATAACCGTGCGGTGTACAAGCGCTGGGCGCGACGGGCCAACGGGGAGGACGCGCAGGAGAAGGACACACGGCGTTGTGGCCTGTGCAGCAAGCGGCTGCCCAATGGTCACCCGTTTGAATACTGCAACTCCTGCATGCGGCGGCTCGACGCCGGCGAGAAGCCGGCGGACATCATGCGGAGCGCTAAGGACCGCGTGACCCTGGACCCGGTCCCGGACGGGACGCGGGAGCTGCGCTACACGGTGAGGGACTCCCTCTCCACCCCTCTCGCCGCCCTGGCCGCCCTGATCTCCATCCTCGCCTGGTTCCACGACCGTCCCACGGAGCCGCTGGACTACGACCTAAGCACCTACCAGCCGAAAAGGAGAACCTGGTGATCTCGTTGCTCATCACGCTGCTGATCGTCGTCCTGATCGTCGCCGTCGCGTTCTGGGTTCCTGAGCCTGCTGCCCATCGCGCAGCCCTGGTTGAACATCATCAAGGCCATCGTCGGGATCATCGTTCTCATTTGGCTGATCGAAGAGCTGCTGCCGCTGGCGGCACACCCGATCTGGCGGTGAGCTGAACTGGTATATGGTGAGGGCTGTTGAAACGGTACGACCTGGCTACTTATCAACCCAAACCAAGAATGCTTTGAACGGAGAAACGGCGCGTGGTATGTGCGACCCAATAGGGAATGGGATGTCCGCGCGCCGTCTTTTTTACCTAAGGAGATCAATCATGAGTTGGAGTGTAGCGGCCATTGGTAAGGCCCCAGCAGTACGCAAGGAGATTGCTGCACAGTTCGTACGTGGCGGTAAGTGCGCGGAACCTGAAGAATCGTTGAGGCAAGGTACGGCTCAGCTGTTGGATAGTGTGCTGGCCGCTACACATGATGCCACGGTAGTACAGGTGAGCGCTAGCGGTAGTCAGAGCAACAAGGACTACCAGCACCCAGAACTGGGCACTACGCACTCGCTCAGTATCAGCGTAGTGCCGCAGTACAGTTTTGTGGAGTAATTATGCCGGAGAATAACAAGCTGCCTGAGGTCAATATGCGTAAGTGGGGCGACCGTATTCTCGGTGGCCCCAACGCTGCGCTGCCCACGCCTACCAGGCCCGAGCCTACCAAGGACAAGCCAATCGCCATCCGCGTCGCCGGCTACGACGTAGCCAGGCTCTTCGCCGATCACGCCGGCCCCTACCAGTTCGCTCAGTTCTTGTTGGAGCGTTTCAAGGCTGCGGGCGCGCCGGTTGAGGGCGCGGTGCACAGGAAGCTGAGCAGGGGTGAGATCTTTAAGCTGCGCAGCCAACCTGGGGATGCCAGTTTTCGTTACATCTGGCTGCCGCCAGAACACTTGCAGGCGCTTAGTGTTGATGGGCGCAGAGGGGCGTTGGTGCATTGATGCGTCAACTTACGATTCAGGCATCTATCAATCAAGATAGAAAATTGAATGAGCTTCGCGAAAAGATTGATGAGGCAAAAGTTAATGGTGACAAGACGAAGATCGCCGTACTAACTGCAAAGTTCAAAGAGGAATATAAGAAGCAGTACGGCGGCAGAAAGCCTACGACATGACTGACCGTTGTGCGGTGGACGCGATAACGGAAGGGGCGCATAAGTTTGAGCGTGATCCGGAAGAGTTTGACGCGTGTTGGCGGTGTGGCCAAAAACGGGCCGCTAAGATACACAGCGTTGAGGAGATTAAGCGCCAAGCGCGTCAGTACGAACGTGAGTTTGGAAAAGATGCTTCTAACCACCACGCCTGTCTTCATCGCGCCCTGGACTCTGTATTGGATGCGCGGAAGGGAAGGGCGAGGGACGGAGCGCCCAATGACAACAAGCCGCTGGACTTCGACCTGCCCGAAATGGCTCTTTGTCCTGTATGTAAGGCTGTTGTAAGAGCGAGGAAGTCAATCTGGGAGTACAACAAGCTTGTTTTGAATCATCATACAAACAAAAAGACCGGCAAGCGATGTCTTGGCTCTAACTTCGAGCTGCGTTATTGGCAGCCGCTAAAGAGTCGTGACGATCATGCCACCGACCGCCGTGCCCGCCTTCATCGCGCCCTGGACTCTGTGCTTGATTATGTTCCGACGAACGACGGAATAGGCACATGGAGTAGTGATTTGTACAAGGTAAAAGGTGAAATTGCCGCTGCAATTGGCGAGTGGCCTGGTCATGTGCCTGAATATACTGGCTACATAATGCCAGGTTTTGGTGATAAATATGACTACGGATCGTCAAGTCCACATTTCAAAACTGTGGAAGAGGCTAAAGCGTGGGTGGAAAAACGCGTGAAGCCTAAGAATCAAGTTCATGAATCTGCTATGGATATGGCAAAGGCCACCGACCGCCGCGCCCGCCTTCATCGTGCCTTGGACTCTGTATTGGACGCGCGGAGGGGAAGGGCGAGGGACGCCGTCTCCGATGAGCAGCGCCTGAAGAATATCGACAGCACGATCGTCTATCTGAAATCCAAGTTGAAGAAGCCTCAAGGTTATTACGAGAGGGTCGACACTCTGAAGGATATTCGCGGCTGGGAAGAAGACCGCGAGGCGGTGCTGAGGCGGCTTGCCGGTAAATCGAAAAAGATCGGTTCTATCGTTCAGGACGCTGGCGGTGTGTTTGGTGGTACTGAAGTGTTCCAACTTCGCGATGGTTGGCATTTGATCTTCAAAGGCGCGGTAGCTAGCGCCAGTTGGGCGGACAAAGGCGCCGCTGAAGCGCAGCTTGATCTTCTGAAGAAAGGTTACTCAATACTAACGCCTGGTGGTGGTATCAAACACGTTGGTGTGGCGAGGGACGCCGCCGAACCAACGGTACGGGAGATGCGCAACAGACTTTTTAGTCTGCAGGATCAAAGTGTTGCCGTTAGGCAGGTGCTGCCTGCTTATACGAAGTACACGATCTCGTCGAGCGAGACCGTGGAGCAGATGCGTCATCGCTTGTTCAATCTTGAACCGCAAGATGCGCCGTACTCAAAAGCGAAGGACGCCGTCCCCGCCGACTGCTTCGACTGCGGCGTGCTGCCGGTCTAACTTCCCATGCCCTCCCCTCCAAGGTTCGGCCCCACGCAGCGGCTCCAGCGCGCCTACGCTCGCGGGATCAACGCCATCGTCCGTCGCGTATTGCCACCCATTGGCGCCGGGCAAACGTTAGAGGGCTGGCTTCAGGAGTTGGCTGAGCGCACGCAGCACGCTGACGTTCAAGAGGCTAGCGAACTGTTGGCGCGCCGCATGGTGAATTGGCAGGATATCAAGAACGCGCGTACTTGGCGCGAAGCGGCGGCCCGTAGTCAACAGTCCAGGCAGCTCTACGCTCTGCTTCAGCGTGAGATGGCGGGGCCGGTGGGTCTGCGCGTTCAACGATTGATTGCCGACAACGCAAGGTACATTTCCTCAGTACCGCTGGAGGCGGCTCGTACGCTGGTTGATGAAGTGCGTAAGGCTCAGCAGGCCGGGGCGCGGCCCGGTACCGTCAGTAAGATGATGCGGCAGCGGTTTTCTGAATTGCTTAGTAGCCGCATTCATCTTATCAGTCGTACGGAGACGGCTAAGGCCAGCACGGCGCTTACCCAGGCGCGCTGTGAAGAGCTCAACATCGATTGGTACGTATGGCTCAGTAGTAAGGACGCTCGCGTACGGCACAGCCACGCAAAGATGAACGGCGTATTGACACCGTGGTCGGAGCCGCCCGCGCCAGACACGCTGTTCCCGGTAGGCCAGGGCCGCAGCACGTTGGGTCACTATCACGCTGGTGACTGCCCCAATTGTCGGTGTACCCAGCGCGTAGTACTCACGCTTGATGATGCCAAATTTCCAGCGCGCGTGTATTGGCACGGGGCTGTGCATCACATGAATAAGCAGCAATTCCGTCAGATCGCCGTAAGCCTGGAACGGCGCGCGGCGTAACGCAGCACTTATAAAAGGAGAAACAACGTCATGCGGAAGCGCATTCTCGCAATCCTGGCGGTGGCCCTCATGGTGCTGCCCCTCGCCCTTCATGCTCAGTATCCACCTCAGGCTGAGACCGTCTACGCGCAAAACACAGTTGTTACCGGGTCATGTGCCAGCTTACAGGGCTTGCCGCCCTTGATGGTGGTGTACACTTCGACCAACACGTCAGGTATCTATCAGTGCCACAATGGCACCTGGGCACAGATTGGCAGCGTTACCGGTGTGCAGCTGGCCAACGTCAACGCCTTTACCAACTACAACTCGGTGACGCGCACGGACTCGTCCACGACCATCTCGGCGGCTGACCGGCTGTTTCAGTCCAACCTTACGTTGAGCGGTGCCACCATCGCAGCGGGATCGAACCCAATCACTGGCGTGCGTGGCTCGGTTACCGTCAACAGTGGCAGCGCGTTGAACTCCGGCTACGTCTACGGCACCCAGGGCAAGGTCATCCTGGATGGGGCCACGGTCGCGGTTGGCAGCGCTCATGTGGCTGGCATCTACGGCCAGATGTCAGCCAGCGGTACCACGGTTACCAGCGGCCACGTCGCCATCGGTATCTTATCTGGTCAGAACCTGCCGGCGTCAAGCAACATTGATGGCCTGTACTTGGAGTCCGGTACCGGGCCGGTGAACTCCATCGTTAAGGCGATCTTCAATTCCAACTTGGTTTTTGACTTCAGCATGCAGTCAGGACCGGGTTTTGCGAAGACCACGGTCGGGACCGGCGCTGGGCAGTGCGCGCAAGCCGGGCTGACGGCGGCAAAGGCCATCCCGGTAAAGATTGACGGCACCAGTTACTGGATCCCACTCTGCACAGCGCTTTGAAAGGTTGACAGCCAATGATGAAGATGGCAAGGGTCATCATCGTTCTTTTCATCTTAGTAGTCACGCTGAGCGCGCAGCAAGCTAAAAAGCCTGCTGCTGCGCCCGTAGCCGCCAACGCCACAGTGCCCGCTGTTAACGTTAAGCCAGCGTTGACTATGGAGCAATTGCAGGCGCGCTTAAATGACTTACAACAAGCGCGTGATCAGGCTGTTGCCAACCTTAACGTCCTGATTGGGCGCATCAATGAGTGCCAGGACATGATCCAGACGCTTACGCCGCAACCGAAGAAAGCTGATAGCAAGCCGCCTGCCGCCAAACCCTGATGAACCTACGCCGTCATTCTGATGTCATGTCAGTTGAGCGGCGCAGGGTAGTGGTGCGGGCAACGGACGTGCTAGTGGTCAACGGCTACGAGCTGGATGCCGCTATACTTTTGGGTCTGCTTAATCCCGATAAGCGCGTATTGTGGGGGTTCGTGCGTGGCCCGGAAGGCAGCATTCAGCCCGTAGCCTACAGTGAGCGACAATTGATTTGGATTGCGGAGTCAGACTTAGAGCGCAAAGATGAAGGAGGGCAGCATGCGTAAGATTAGACAGCCGCGTGCTGTCGGAGATGGGCGTACGGCGCCGCCACCCAGTAAGCGCACTAGGCCGACATTTACTGAGTCATCACTTGGTATTCAGGGTCGGGTATCGGCGCAGGCTATGGACTTCTTCGCCAACCTCGCAGCGCGCACGGGGTTTGGCAGCCCCAACTTAGTTGAGAGCGCTGAGTACCCGCTGGTGCGGGTCACCTATAACTACTGGCAGCTGATCTCGTTGTATGAGGGCGGTTGGATACCGCGTCGCATCGTCGACGTGCCGGCGCAAGACATGGTGCGGGCTTGGCCCACGCTGACCAGCGACATTGCGCCGGAGGATCTGGCCCGCGTCGATCGTGCCCTTCGTCGTACTAATGCTAAGAACCAGCTGCTTACCGCGATGATCTGGGGCCGGCTCTTTGGCGGTGCTGGGGCGTTGATGGTGATCAAGGGTCACGAGAATAAGCTTGACGAACCACTTGATCTGGACGACGTCGAGGTAGGTAGCTTCCTCGGCCTATGTCCCTTCGACCGGTGGTCGGGTATCTATCCGGGCACCAAGATCTGTACTGATGTGAACAAGCCGCTGGACTTCAACCTGCCCGAAGATTACGAGGTGCGGGCTAGCGGTGGGGCCAGTTTCCGGGTTCACGCCAGTCGCATCCTGAGGTTCACCGGCCCCACGGTGCCAACGCCAGAGCGTGAGGCCTACTCGATGTGGGGCATCTCGGTGATCGAGCCTGTGCTCCAAGAACTGAAGAAGCGAGACAACGTCAGTTGGAACATCGCCAATCTCACGTTCCGGGCCAACATCCTGGGCATGAAGTTCCCGGACCTGGCAGCGCTGCTTTCCGGGTTGGGCATGCCTAACCAGGCGAGTCAGAAGTTTGAGCAACAAATGGCTGCGCTCAATCATCTCATCTCCAACCAGTCCTTGGTGCCACTGCCTGAAAACGGTTCGATTGAGTCGACGCAGTATTCCTTCGCCGGCCTGGGCGAGATCTACACCCAGTTCTGTCTGGACATTTCCGGTGCGGCCCAGATCCCGGTCAGCCGGCTTTGGGGCCGGACCATCACGGGCTTGGGCCAGTCTGGTGATGGCGACGAAAAGATCTACGTTGAGCGCATCGCCACGGATCAGGACGCCTACCTACGGCCACAACTGGAAAAGTTATTCCCGATCCTTTGCGCCTCGGAGCTTGGCGAGGTGCCGGACGACCTTGACTTGAACTTTCCGTCCCTGGCTGTGCCTGATGACAAGGACAAGGCTGAGTTAGCTAAGAGCGTAACTGATACCGTTATCGTGGCACTCAATGCTGGGCTGATCAGTCCACAAACTGGCGCCAAAGAGCTTAAGCAAACCAGCCCTAAGACCGGCGTGTTTACCAACATTACAGATGCTGGGATTGAGCAGCTGAGTGACCAGCCGCAGAGTGAGGGTGAGGTAGGTGAGGGGCTATTCGGTGGTGCTGGTAGTGGAGGCTTAAACCCGGCAGGTTCACCCGCCAAGGTGCTGAAGGAAGAGAACCGTGCTGGGAAGGAACGACAACAGGCTGCACCACAGCGCGAAGACGGTTTGAAGCCGGTTGACGTTGACGAAGATGAGTCAGCCGCGGATACGCATACCTACCGCCGTGGTGATGGCGTCCTGAGTGAGAACTACCTTTACAATCTTGCGCGCGCTGCTGATCGAGGCAACGGCAATGGGCACCGAGCGCGCAGTGTTGCGCATGACGAGGACGGTCCTCAACAGGGCGTGTATCACGTTCATGGCTTGACCATTCAGATTGAGACGCCCAAGGGTTTTTCGCGTCACGGTCGTACCGCTGACGGTGAGCCTTGGCGGGTGGTTATGCCCGCCGACTACGGTTACCTGGAGAATCAGCCCGGCGCCGATGGCGACAGCCTTGACGTCTACGTGGGGCCAGACCCGCAAGGTGCGCAGTACGTGTTCCTCTTCGACCAGCGCCACCTCCCGCCAAAGCATGGTTTCGACGAGACTAAGGCGATGCTGGGATTCACTTGCCAAAAGGACGCGCTGGCTGCGTACGATGCTGGGCATCATCGTGCCAAGGACGTGCTGATGGATTGGACCAGCATGCCCGTCGAAGACTTTAAGATGTGGCTGGCGGCGCGGGACCCAGCCCTGCCGGCGTGTGAGGAAGCGGCCTCGGTAGCTGCGACGGCCTATGACCGCCGTTAGCGTGGTGTGGCATCCCTGGCCGGCGGAAAGGCCGGAAAGCGAGGGCCGGTATCTGACGCGGTTGTGGCCACCAGCTGGTGAGAATGACGTCGAGGCTGAGTACACGTTCGATGATGGTGGAACCTGGACGATGATGTGCGATGATCGTCTCATCGCTAGGTTACCGGTGGTATGGTGGGCTGACCCGTTGGAGTGTGTGCGGTGACTGAACAAGCTAAGACTACGCTATGGTTTGTGCTTCTGGGTATCTTGGCCACACTGTTTGTGATGTGGATCGCTGGTGACCTTTCATGATCGTCGTAAGGAACCGTTCCACTCAGTTGCTGATTCTTTGGTTCGTCGGTGGTGTGGTGATGGCGATGCTTTTGCTCTTGGGGGCGAGATGACAATAAACCTTTAACGCGAAGTGGTGTCTACAGCGTAAAGTTGAGGGATAGGGTAGCTCCCGATAAGCGCGGAATTCATCCGCTGCGCTTCCCTCAATCAACGTAGGGTGATTGCGTAAGGATGAAACGCCGTGAATAAGAAGAAAGACCGCGTTGGGTTTATTTACATCTTGGTTTGTCTTGTAAATGGCAAAGGTTACGTTGGGCAGACAATTAAGCCATATGTCAAAATGCGATGGGCTGAGCATGTAAAAGCGGCGTTGAGTGGAAACAGAAGACCGCTTTATACGGCTATGCGAAAATATGGTTTTCATAATTTTGTTGGTCACGTATTACACGTTTGCGTAGAGTCAAAGTTAAATGCAGCGGAAATGCAATTCGTAAAGCGATGTGATACGTTCATCGATGATGGTTGGGGTTACAACCTTACTACTGGTGGCAACTGCTTCAGGCTGTCTAGGCGTTCGATTAAGAAAATACGTAGCTCTCTGATTAGGTACTACTCACAGAATCCTGAACATCGTCTCGCTATTGGGGCGCAGAGTTCTGCGCGAATGTCTGACGCTGTGGTGCGTGCCCACCTATCGAAGGTTGTGTCGGAAAGTTACGATGCGGCGAAACGTGAGAAGATGTCAAAACTTAAACGGCGCCAGTTCGCCAGTGATCCGTCCATAGCGCAGAGACTTTCTGAGAAGGCGACGAAGCAGTGGTCTAGCAAAGCGGCACGAAAGGCGAAGTCAAAAGTTTCTAAGCTAGGGTGGGCTGTAAGGCGTAAAAACGGTACCGATCGATATACACTAGAAGCGCGTCGTAATATGACATGCGCGCAATTGAAACGATTTAAGGACCCGCTGGAATGCAAGAAGATTTCAGACGGTCAATTGCGTAGATATAGAAGTTCAAAGGCGCACAGTGTATCTTCTGCGGCGCAGTATAGACGTTTTGCTGAGCAACCTATGAGTGCCGCGACTAACGCAAAGATAGCCGCGCGAACTAAGTGGAACTGGGCGCACAATCCTGAGTTTCGCGCACGTATATTAGAAGTTCTGCGTAATAGGCCGTCTGATTCGGAGAAAACGCGCGCACAACGATCTAGAACGTTGAAAGCGACCTGGGCACGTAGAAAGGCGGCGGCTTGATTCCTGTTTATCAAACGCGAATTGGCAAGACTGGTAATTGTCTGGCCGCCTGTCTAGCCTCCATCTGCGAGACATCATTACCTGAGTTTGGGTTGGCGTCTGATCTTGAATATGACCAGCGTATGACGGCTTGGTTGGCGAAGCGTGGTTTGCGGTACCAACAGGTACCAGTCGATGACGTGAATCCAGTGGGGTGGACGACGATAGAGGGTATTAGTCCTCGCGGCGGTCTACACGCTTGTGTCGCATTTAATGGCCGATTGATATTCGACCCGCATAGGCCGGACGGTACCGGCAATGGTCTAACCACGGTGGAATATTATGGATTATTGTTACCGTTGACTGGCTATACCACTGATTCCGCCTCGCCCTACGCTCCCGGTGACAGGATCGTGTTGCCAGGGACCAAGAAGCGAGCCGTCGTGTCCAAGGTCACGACGGCCAAGAACCTCTTCGGCGAACCGGAGTGGCACGTGTCCACGACCACGGGGGAGGTGGTAACGGTGGCAATGACGGGAAGGGCGAAGGACGGCGCTTTGTATGAGCACAAGTTTGGCGAAAAGGTTGTCGTCTTTGACCCTGATCCAACGCCAGGTGTTATCACAAAGCTCGGACCTGGTAGCAAGATTACAGTCAAGACGTTATCTGGAAGTATAAGCGTCGATTGCTGGAAGGTGAGCCACGCCTACGGCAAGGACTCTCTTGCCCCTGTCTCGGTCGACGACGATCTGAATGTTGACCGGCTCCGCGCTGCCTATCAACGCGCTCGGCAAAAAGAACAGGCCCTCGGCCTCGCCGCCAGCCGGGAGCCGGACGACGCGCGGCGGTGCAGCTTGGAGCGGGCCGCTAGATTTGCTGACCAGGAAGCAGACGTTGCGCTCGTACGATATCACGACGCGATGGAACTGGAGCGCGGTGCGCCGCTGGTGCCCGCTGACCGCCGTCGCTACGGGGCGCTGGATTATGTGAAGGTGAAAGGAATACGATGAAGCTACGCATCTTGGCCTTGCTTGCGGTGTTGCTTTCACCCTTGGCTGTAGCAGCACAGTCCGCCGTTCTAGGCAAGTGCTGGTACGCCGGCGGGTCGGCCTGGGTAACGATCCACGCCGTCGCGGCTTCGGGCCCGGCCGCCACCGCGGCCCCGGCGTCGTTTGCCCTTTACGGGTTGAACGGCTCGACGTACTACCCGCTGGCGTGCGACGCCGACGGGAACCTGATCGTATCGGGCGGCAGTTACACGCTACCCATCGCCACTACCACAGTGCTTGGGGGAATCAAACCCGATGGCACCACTATAGCCGTTGATGGGAGCACAGGAGTCGCAAGTGTTATTAGTAGCAGTGGCCCAAGGCAAACCTGCGACGCTTCCACAGTGTCCAACTACGCTCCAGCGGTGTGCGTATTCACGCTGACCGCGGCGGATTTAGCGCAGTTCGACGGGACTGCCGCGACGGCCATCGCTATTGTCAGCGCGCCGGGATCGGGAAAAGTGATCGTGCCGGAGTTTTCCACTGTCACGGCAGACAGTCCAGCAAGCACAGTACCATTTGATTTAACAGGTGATCTGCGTGCTCTTATAGGCACATATAATTTTGGCAGTAGTTGGCTGTTTAATGTTCCATTTGAGTTGCAAAGCCAATTTATGATTGCTCCAGCAGTTTATGGTTATGGCGGGAGTGTTTCACAAATGGCAGACGGCGCTTTTTCGATTTACGACTCCATGAATCTCGGCACGACGGGCGGTATCGCAACCTCGGCTCTTAATCCCGGCGGCGCTGCGGATGGCGTGAATACCTCGCAGATTACCAGCGGCCACGCGGGGCTTCTCTATTCAATCGGAGATACGCCCGCTCTTTCCTGTGGCGCTACGTTTTACGTGGATTCCGTGGATGGTGTAACCGGAGCCGTTCTGACTTACCACGAAACGGCTTCCGGCGCTGGAGGCGGCTGCACTACCGGCGTGGGTCAAGCGACCACTGGAGGAGGAGACGGAAATCTTCAATTGGACGTGCTAACGGTCGGCGCGGCCTATCGGGTAAGCGACACGTTTCAGGTGGCTGGCGGCTGCAACATATCCCCTACGGGCCACGTTACCGCAGTGGACGGCAACGGCTTAATTACGACCTATGCGTTAGACACGCTTGGAATCGGATGTTTCGTCAGCACAGGAAACACCCTAAGCACTACCACCGGCATTGGCTCCGGGGCAGCCATCGACATTACTTCCATCACGCCGCCCAACAGCACCGTGATTCTGACCGTGCCCTACACCGTGCAGCCGGTTCAGTGAGGAGACGAGGATAAAAAGTATCGTTGTATCTTTGCTTGCAGTTATTTGTTGCTGCTATCTTCCGGCACAGAAGAATGACTTCTCTGTGTTTGCAATGGGTAACTTCAACGGGCCTTACAACGTTTATATTGGCGCGTATACACGATCAGGCGTCCCTACTAATGATCCAACTCTAGTATTGGGAGACAACAAATCCTCACTAGGATACGGATTGGAATATCGACGTTACTGGAACGGCGCGAAGAAATGCTCTATCTCAGTTGTAGCTTTATGCAACGCCATTGGTTTAGGTTTCGATCAGAACCCATCCGATGGCAAGCTGGTGGTTACTACATCACATGGGCCAATCAATTATATCTGGCCGGAGATGCGCTACGATCTCGCGATACTGGAAACACAGCAGTTCAATCAAGGATGGCGCTGGTCCCCCTACGTGAACGAAGGTCCGGGCTTAATTCTTACGAATGGATACAGTAACTCCGGGTGGACCGCCTCCCCCGCTGTCGTAGTAGGATGGGGATTTATCTACAAAATCAATAACCGCATCTTTGCCCGTGGCGGAGAAAACTATTTTATCGCCAAGCAAGGCTGTTATGGCGATCCTACTTGCTACACCAAGATACAGATGGAGCAGGTTGTGCGAGCTGGAGTGGGAATGAACTGGTAGAAAGGGTTCTAGGAGAGGGATGGGCAAGGAAATGCAAATGAAAAGGCTATTCATCTTCGCGCTCCTGCTCGGCTGCTCCTTCACAGCACCGTGATCTTGATTGTGCCCTACACCGCGCAGCTGGTTCAATGAAGGAGACGTCCTAGGCGATCTCAACAACGGCGCGCAAAGCGATGAAGTTCTAGCCCTAAAGGAGAAAGATCAGACATGCCCAACATTCAATACTTCACCCCGGACGTAAGCGCGGGGGCCTTTGCCGGCCCGGTGTCAGCCGCCGTTGCGCTGCCCAACCCATCAGACGCGCTGCTCTACATCGTCAACCTGGGGTCGTGCACCTTGTTCTTCAAGCTGGGCACAACCTCAGCCGTGAGCGTCACCACCGGTACCGGCATGGCTGTGAACCCAGGGCAGAGCCTCATCGTCGGCTCGGCGGGGATGAGCTATATCGCCATGATCGTCAGTGGCGCCTTGGGCCAAGGTCTGATCCAGAGCGGCAGCCCGGTGAACCTCACCTCAGGGAATTGAAACGTAACCGCCACACGTTACTTGCGCAGAAAGGATGCTGAGATCTATGCCACTCTTGAAGGGCAAGTCCAACATCGGGCACAACATTGAGGTCGAAGAGGCCCACGGCAAGCCGCACGACCAGGCCGTGGCCATCGCGCTACGCACCGCGGGGGTACCCAAGAAGGGGAAGGACGCCCTCCCAGCTCCGGTCCCCGTCGGTGACGCCGATCGTTACACGCCAGTCACCTACGATAAACCAGATCGTGAGGGATACTATAAGGGTACGGTCAAGGAGTACGTGCCCGGCGCAAACTCAAAGAAGCCGCATATCGAGGTTGAGTACCGCGGTCTTGAAGGAAGTCATGGTCGGGTGATCGTCAAAGTCAATGGTATAAAGAAGTTCGATGGGACGCCGGAGGCTGCTCAGACCTTTCTACGGCGCGAGCATGGCATCAAGCACAGTTTTGACGCTCTCTCCTCAGTCCCCCTCGCCAAGGACGCCGCCTCCCACCCCTACGTGGACAGCCCGCGGCGGCCCGGTTACTGCGTCGTCTGCGACCGGCGGAAGTACGGCCACGACGACTCCCTGGAGCCGGTTCCCACCGCCTCCGACGCCGAGCCCAAGTACGCGCCACCGCCGTCCAGGCCGCGGCCCCTCACCGGCCCGGCGTTCCTCTCCCCGGAGCGGGCCGGTGAGATCTACCGGCCGCACACGATGAAGGAGCTGGGTAAGGCATTCGGGAAGGACACCGTGCCGCACAAGTTTGCGCCAATGCCTGGCAATCGTCGAAATCAACCGTGTAATAGGTGCCTGGAGTGTAAGTCACATCCCAATCACTCACCGGTTGCCATTGCCGATTACGAATACTGGAAGGCGAAACAAGAAGGTTTCAAGAAGGCAAAGGACGCCTCCGAGGGCGCCCGGGTCCACGATATTCGCCCGGCACACGATGAGCGCGAGGGCTTCCAGAAGCTGGGGCTGAGCTTTGGGAAGGACGCTGACACCTTACGCAAGGTTGCTAAGGGCGTTTACGTTGATATCCCAAAGGGTCGCGTGATGCTGTACTCAAACAATGCTGGAACTGAGTTTTTGATTAAACAGGCTGGTGAGATACTCTGTGAGCATATTACAAACAGGGCTGAGGCAATGCGCGCGTTGAAAAGTCTTCGCGCGGAGTTTGATCCTAATGGCGTGTACCCTTCACCAGCGAAGGACACTATGAAGATAGAGCCTGGTGAATATGATTTCGTGGCAGGCGATTATCCGCACGATTTTATCGACGCTGCAAAGAAGCAAGGCTTGACGGTGACTGTCAGGCGTAGCACCGGGTATGAACTCGGTGGGCGCAAAGGTGTTACCGTTATCGTGACAAAACCGGCGAAGGACGCCTCCGAGGGCGCCCGGGTCCAGGCCGTCGCTGGGAAGCACCTGGGGAAGCACGGCGTTGTCGTCACCGCCGGCGCCAGCTGGACGGTGGTGAGGTTCAACGGGGACGAGCACGGCACGGCGGTCCGGAACGAGGACCTGAGAGCGGAGGGCGGAGTGGCCGACGGACTGGAACCGGTAGAGGTGAGGGACGTTGTCAATCCCAAAGAAGTAAGCCGGGTGTATTCTGGCAAACCTGGTTGCATGTGCGGATGTCGTGGCAACTATAGCACTAACCCGGCACAGATCACGCGCGTTTGCAATGCGATTAATTCACTAGGTGGGGAGTCGACGCCGGACTGGCACACGGCTGAGACCCCGACCAGATCGTATACGGCGTATCTTAAGAACGGTAAATACGCCAAAGATATTCGCCCGGCACACGACGAGCACGAGGGTTTCCAGAAACTGGAGCGCTCCCTCGCCCACCGCAAAGGTGTCTCCGACCCGGCCGCGCTAGTCGCCTCCATCGGCAGGAAGAAGTATGGCGCCGCGGGCCTGGCAAAGAAAAGTGTCGCTGGAAGGGTGAAAGACGTTGGCAAATTTGAGATTGGCGAGCGAGTCAAGGTTAGAGGTCTGGAGATTTTCGGTAAGATCACGCATATTCGATACGATCCGAACGGCGGGCCGACACGGTACAAAGTCGAAGGCCGCTATTGGAACGAAGATTCATTGGTTCCGGCGAAGGACGCCTCCCCTGCCACCGATTGCATCTACAGCCCATCATTTTGATCGAAGGACATAAAGCAAATGCCTAAGACCCTAGCGTTTGACGTCGGCCCCAGCGAGGACGACAGCCTGGAGATCACCGGCCACGGCTACCTGGCCTCGCCCCTGACCGATAACATCCGGCAAATGGATGACGGCAGCCTGGTGATCGAGAACTGTCCTATCGCCAGGACCGGGTGGCAGCAATACGCGGTTCGCGACCTTCCCCAGGAGGCGGCGCGGCGGTTGGGCGTCGATCTGTCCAATCCTAGCGCCAACATCGACCTCTATCGGCCCGAGGAAGAGGTCTTCGCCCCTGAGTTCATAGCCTCGCTAGAGGGCAGGCCCATCTGCGACAACCATCCTCCGAGCTGGATCACGCCCGGCACCTTCAACCAGTACGCCAAGGGTCACATCCAGAACGTTCACCGCGGTGATGAGCCGCTGCCCTCTGGCGATTGGCCGTTGCTTGCCGACCTGGTGATCTCCGGTGAGCCGCTGGTTGCGAAAGTGCGGGACAAGCTTGCCCGTGAGAACTCGCTGGGCTACGACTACAGCATCGCCAAGGATGGCGATAAGATCTTGCAGGTCGGCATGGTTGGTAACCACCTTGCCGTCGTTCCCAAGGGTCGGGCTGGTGATGACGTCCGGATCATGGATGCCGCCGCCAGCCCGGCTACCGAGTCACCGCCGCCGGACCAGCCTGTCGTAGATGCTGGGACGGCATCGTTGTCCGTCTCAACCGCACCATTAACCACCGCCTTGAAGAAGGAGAAGCAACCCGTGTCAAACATCTTGAAGCACCTGCTCGGTCTGGGACTTAAGCAGTACGCGACCGACGCAGAGCCAGAGAAGTTGGCGGAGGCGGCTGAGGCTGTCAACCAGGTGCCTCCAGCCGAGAGTGATGACCGCCATACCCGTGACAGGGTCCGGGATACCAGCCCGGACCTGTTTGAAACTACAACCAGCCGCGACCGTCATCGTGGTAAGGACGCACCCGAGATGGACCCGGTGGATCAGGACCAGGGGCCGTCAGATGACCGTCGTACCGACGACAAACGGAAGGCTGCTCACGATGCGCTGGACACCCTGCTCGACGCCATGGGTGGGCGGCGTGGCCGGGACACCGACATCCCGGCGCTACGTGGACTGCTTGACCAGCTTCTCACCGAGGAGCAGGGCGAGCCTGAGCATCAGGAAGAGGACGCCGATCCGGCCGAGCTCGAAGAGCTGCTCGGTGCCGGTGAGGAACCGGACGCTGAAGATCGCGGGCATGACACCGAGGCCCAACCAGGGGAGAAGGTCCTGGAATCCGGTGAGGCCACACTCGAGGACGCCTCGGAAGGTGGGATGGAGTGCGCGCACTGTGGCACGGCCCACGACGAGGAGGCTTGCCCAGCCTGTGGCTGCACAGACCGTAAGCCCAGGGCCAGGGCTGACGACCGCGCTCGTGCGGCCGACGGCATAGCCGCGACCCTGAAGATGCTTCGGCCCTTCGTGGCTCGGAGCAACGATCAGGCGGTACGGCGGGCGTTCAACACTGCGCTGGGCACACTGCGCCGTCGTAGCCGGGCCACGACCGGTAGTTACGGCGCCTTTGCTGACGGTGCACGTGCACGTGATCGCAGCGTGGGCACGGACCCCAACCTTAACCGCCGCCGTGCGGCAGATGCGCGCAGCGGCCAGTCAACGCGCGATGAAAAGGTGCAAGCGTACTACGATGAGCGCGCAAAGGGAGGTAAGTAGACCATGTCGCCGAATCCAGTTAGCTTCGGTCAAGTCATTCCTGTTACTGGTGTCAATCTCGGTTTTCCGGGCACGGTAAGCAGGTTCGGTGAGCGCGTCATTGCGGCACGCCAGCTCGTGCAGCAGAGCGTCTCAGGCACCTTCAACCTCAACTTCGGTGACCCGGCCGTGTTGATTGAGAACAACTCGGGTGGTTACTGGGCCTCGGTAGCTGATTTTGTCAATGCCGCCGCCAGTAACATTGCACTGGTTGCTGCGCAGTTTGGTGGCATGGCGGTGCGTGAGGTCCAGACGCAGTTAGCGTACCCTGCGGGGCAAACACCAGGCATTCTGCAGGTTGGCTACTACGCGCCAAACCAGATGGCTGAGGTGTTGGAGCGTGGCTCGGCCACCATCCTCTTGTCCGTCGGCGCGCCCGTGGCGGGGAGCCAGATCTATACCCGCGTCGTGTTGAACACTGCCGTTACCGCCGGTCTCGTTGGTGATTGGGAGGCCACCCCTGTGGCGACCGACCTGTTTACGGACGTCACCCCGACTGGGACCGTGAACACCAACACGCTGACTATTACCAACGCTAACATCCAGGCTGGCCAGGTGGTAAGCGGCTTGGGCATCGCGCCAGGCACCTACGTGACGGTGTACACCGCCGGCACAGCAACGCTCAGCAAGGCCCTTATCCTGGACGTAATTGCTGGGCAGGCTGTCACCTTCAGCAACCTGGTCGCGCTGCCTACCGTGGTCGCGCGCACCGGCTACGTCGACGCCAACAGCATCTTGGAAGTGACCATCAAGGTCCGCCAAGCGGCCTAACCCTAGACACGAGGAGAACCTGGAACCATGACACGTAAAATGCTTGAACCTACTCGTGGCTCTTACGGATATCCGGGCGGGAATCGTGCGCAGGCGTTCGACGCTGCGGGCGCTTCCGGCATGGCCTTCCTTCAGAGCCAACTGGAGCTCATCGACACGGACCTGGTAGAACCGCTGCAGGCCGTCACTCATCCCCGGGACATCACGGTGGAGACGGGCGGCGGCTTCCCGCAGTTCCTCAGTGCGTGGGCCAGCAACTATGGCACCACGGGCACACAGTTCTATGGCCTCCAAGGAACCAACAACACCGAACTGCCTGAGGCGCAAGCCGACATCCAGAAGGGCATCTGGAACACGTACATCTGGGCCATGGGCATCACCATTACTTGGGTGGACCTCCAGCGCATGGAGTTCGCAACCCGCACCGGCCAGGCACCACCCTTCAGTCTGCAGGAGCTGTACGAGAACGCGGTCGAGACCAACTGGGTCAAGGCTCTGGACTTCGTCACTTATGCAGGATTCCTGGGCGGCGCCGCGCTGATCAACAATCCCTACGTGCCTTCCACCGTCGTGCCGGCGGGGGCGAGCACCTTCACTACGTGGGCCAAGAAGACACCCGGTGAAATTCTCACGGATATCAACACGGCTCTTAACAACACCGTGGAGAACAGCGGCTACGCGGCGCAGGAGGGCATGGCTGACCGCTTGCTCATACCCTACGCGCAGTTTGCCGTTCTCACTCAGCCGCAGGCTATTGCCGGCGTGCCTGTGGCGATGTCCATCATCGAGTACGTGGAGAAGAACTGCGTCGCACCGCATCATGGTGTGGCCTTCAAGATCAACTCGTTACCAAATCCCTGGATCACCGGTCAGGGTTACGGCAACTCCTCACCGGTGGGTCAACTTGGTAACGGCCTGGACCGCGGGGTGTTTTACAAGAACAGCAAGAAGTCCTTGTATCTCCGCATTCCCCAGGTGATGACCAAGGCCATGACCGTTCCCACCACCCGCGCCGGTGGCGCCTACGAGACAGCCTACGTGGGCTGCATCGGACAGGTGATCTTCAAGCGGACCACCACGATGCTCTACGCGGATGGAATCTAAACTTCGCGCGCGCTTTGCGTGCTTAACCCGTCGCGCGGGCCGGGGCGTTTCAGGACCCTGGCCCTTAACGAAGCGCTCCTTGCCGCCTTTCGTTGGGCTGGGAGTGTCAGCCCCGTGCCTGCGCGGCAGCAACACCCCTGCAAGGAGGGAACCTTACCATGTTGAGTTTATTCTTCAAGCGATCGCATCTTTTTCTCTTCACTACCACTGACGGTATAAGCAAGCGGTACAACGCCATTCCCAGTGGCAACGGCCCGGTGCCGGTCCCTGATTGGGTCGTCAACACACTTACCTATGCGCATGGTATCAAGGACAAGAGCATTATCAATCTCACCCCGCCAACCAAGACGGCCAGGAAGGCGATGGAGGCGGAGCTTAAGGCCACGGCGCCTGGCAAGACCGAGGATGAGATCGCGGCCGAAGCGCAGCGGGCTGCGCCACCTCTGCCACTGGGCATCCAACCTGAGAAACCAATCGGTGAGGGCTTCTCGCGTAAGGGCAGGGGCAAGGGAGTCGTGGCAGCCTAGCAAGATCTGCCTTAAAGGGGCTTTTTAGTGGCACCACAGCCACTTAGGGGCATTTCTAGGACCTGGGGAGGGTAGAAACCTACCAAGGTGGAAAGGAGCCGCATCGTGGGTAATTGGAACACCTGGCCCAACTTTCAAGCGTGGCTCCAGACCGCCTGGGGGGCCGGGCAGGAGTTTTGGTCTGCCGGTCCTGGTAGCCTGATCAACGCCGGCACCAATCTCGTCTTCGGGCAGAACCCACCCTACGCACTGGATGACTTTTTGAGCTTCCACCCAAAGTTCTTTGGTTTGCCGACGACGGTTGCCAACTGCGTAACGGTGGCCGGATCAAGCACGATCGTCGTACCTAGCTTGACCGGCTTCGTCCTCGGCCAGTTCTTGCGGTCACAAAATTTTCCGCCAGGAACGGTCGTTACCGGTTTGGGCAATAACACGATTACGGTGAACAACGTCGCCACCGTTAGTGGCATCATTGCACTGCAGGTGTACCAGTCACCACCAGTTCCGATGACGGTGATCCAGCTTTATTTGAACCTGGCCTACGCCAGCTTGCAGTTCGCACGGTGGCAGGAACAATGGCTGGTTGGGATGGGCTTGTTCATCGCACATTACCTTACCCTGTACGCGCAAAGTGATGCCACCGAGGTGCTCAGTCAGCTGATGACGGCCATCCACGGTGAGATACCGGTGGGTACGGTTCCGGGTACGGTCTACGCGTTAAGCGGTGCGCCGCCTGGTGGTTCGCTTCAGTCACTTACCGTCAACGGTGTGTTCCAGGTTCCTGGCGTGGATTACACGTTGGTCGGGAATCAGATCACCTTTGCGGTGGCCACACCTGGTGGTGCCAAGTTGTACGTCACCTGGCCGGTGCAACAGCAGACGTTCACCTCAGTGTCACCGGTAAGTGGGGCGGCCATCGCAGCACAAGGTTTGGCCGGTGGCATCCAGACCTCGAAGAGCGTTGGTGACGTAAGTGTCGGTTATCAGGTGCTTGAATCATTGAAGGATTGGGGTGCTTGGAACCTTACTCGCTATGGCCAGACGTTGGCTACGATGGCCCGGGTGATCGGCAGCGGGCCGATGGTGATCTGGTGATGACAGTTCAGTTGGTGTTACGCTGCCCTAACATTACGGACATACCGTACTACCCTTGGCGTTATACCTGCGGCTACCCGTATCAGCTGGGTGCTACGGTCTGCAGTAAGTGCGGTAAGGCGCTGCCACCTGCGGAAAAGAAATCCCTATGACCGCACCTCGCATCGTGCTGGCGCGTAAGAGCGGCGCGGCGGCCCTTGCCAAGCGGGTTGCCGGGTTGACTAAGTTGGCGGCTTACGTGGGTATCCCGGCGGCTGGCAAGCGTGATCGCAAAACTCAATTGTTGGCTATGGCTGGCAAGGCGCGCGGCAAGAAGAGAGTGCGGCTGGAGAAGGCCGCTGGATCAGACGTTACCAATGCCGAACTGTTGTTTATCCATACTAAGGGTAGCCCTGTGCGTCATATACCGGCGCGGCCCGTATTAGAGCCTGCCGTAGAGGCTGATGGTAACCGTCAGGCTATCGCCAGCGAGCTTAGCGCCAGCGTTAAGGCTAACTTAGCTGGAAACGGCCAGCGGGCACTTAACAAGATGAAGCGGGCAGCCCTAGCGGGTCAAAACGCGGCACGTAATTTTTTCACTGATCCGCGGAATCACTGGGTGCCCAATGCGCCGTCGACCATTAAAGCCAAGGGCAGCGATCGCCCATTGATCGATACGGGGGCGTTACGCGCTGCTATCGTCGGGGTGGTGAAGGAGGAGTAACGTGATCAGTGTTGAGGAGGTCGTGCTTGACCCGGACCTGATCGCGCCAGAACCGTTTACCGTTCAACGCACCACTGGTGAGTGGGTGACCGGGGTCTTTCAACCGTTGAGCACCGCTACGTTCCAGCTTTTCGGTCCGGTGCAACAAGCTAGTAACCGCGAGATCGCAATGCTGTCCGAGGCTGACAGGGTCGGCTCGATCCGGTCCTTCTGGGCTACGGTCCCGATCTATCTTACGCGAGCTACGGCCCCGGTGCCTGGCGTCCACGGCGAGGTGCCTGGTGGTGTGGTACCAGGCACGGTTTACGATCTTACCTCTGTCCCACCTGGTGGCGTTGGCAGCTTGTACGTCAATGGTCTGCTGCAGACGGTGAACTTGGACTATACGCTAAGCGGTGCGCAGATCAACATGAACGTAGCCACACCGGTCGGGGCCAGCCTTTATTTTACTTGGCCTATCACGGTGGATGTGCAGACCGCTTATAGCGATGTGCTGACGTATAAGGGTTTGCAGTACCGGGTGCTGCAGGTTTATCACGACTTCGGTGGTGGGTACTGGAAGGCGCTGGGAACGCGGTTGACGGCTGCTTAAGAGGAGATCAATGGGCACCTCTACGACTTATCCTAACGGCCAGACGCTGGTCAGTAACGCGCTGACCTTAGAGCAGATCAACGATGTTATTCAGCCGTTGACTTGTGGGATGATGGGGCTCGGTCCGTTAGACGCTAACCAGGTGCGCGTTGAGTGGCCTACCCAGGGCCAGCCGTTCGGGGTGACGCCTAAGCAGGACGTGTGCTACCTCGCTTGCACGCTTGAGGATGGGTTGTATAACAAGGTGCGCAATAAGACGCTCAGCGGAATGGGGTCCACGGATGACCCATTGATGGAAAGCTGGACCTACACGCGCATTTGGCGGATTGCTTGGACGCTGTATGGGCCGAATAGCTTGGACCGGGCGCGGCAGATCTGGTCTGCAATGTTCTTGGACTACTTCAATGACCAGCTCAACGAGAGCAATCTCTTCCCAGTGCCGGACCCGGCTGAGCCGATGCGCGTGCCGGAGCTTATCAACGCGGAGTGGTGGGAGCGGTGTGACTTCGCCATTACCATGTACGAGAACGTGACGGAAACGATTCAAGACAGCGCTGTGACTAGCGTTGAGGTTAAGGTTTATGACGGTTCGCCAAGTGATCCAGTGGCGGACTTCACGGTGGAAGCTTAAACCCAAAGGAGCGTAAGCAAATGTCTACTGTGCCGCCTCTGGCGCTCAGCAACTTAGTTGACATCAGTGTTACCGTAAGCCCGGCCGCAGTTGTAGCTCCTACGTTCAATCAGGGGCTGTTTGTCGGGCCTAGTACCGCTATTCCGAGTTATGGGGTCAATCCCAGGCTTCGTCAGTATCCGTCCACGACGGCTATGTTGGCGGACGGCTTTACGGTGAATTCGTCGGAGTACATCGCAGCGCAGATTTACTTCAGCCAGACGCCAGCCCCGCAATTCATTTGGATCGGGCGCCAAGACCTTACTGCCATTGGCAGCGCCCTGCCTAATGGGCGCACGGTTAATGACGGCGTGATGTCGGTTACGGCTAGCGCGGCCTATCTGGTATCGGCCACGGCGGCTTTTACCGCTGCTGATGTCGGTGCAGCAATAACGGTGAAGGGCGCAGGCGTGGGCGCGGCGGACCTCAATACGACTATTGCGTCCGTGATAAACGGCTTTGTAGTGGTGCTCACTGCAAGTTGTGCCACCAGCGTGACTGCCGCTAAGGTGGTCATCGGGCGAGCTGTGGCTGACGGTGATATGTCGTCTAGCGTCAACCCAACGTATTTGGATTCTGCAACGGCGGCCTTTGTCTCGGCTGATATCGGCAAAACGGTCATCGTAGCTGGCGCCGGTGCGCTTGGCGTGGACCTGGTTACGACCATCCAATCTATCAACAGTGGTACAGAGGCAGTGCTCAACAGCCCCTGTCTTACCACGGTGTCTGGTGCTGAGGTGACCATTGGTCGATCGGCGTCTGACGGCGTCATGTCTACTACCACGGCCCATACTTTCCTTGCTTCACTGATGGCGAATTTCCAAGCTGGCGATGTAGGGGCCGTCATCCGCGTGGCAGGCGCTGGTACGGCGGGTGCAGACTTGGTAACCACTATCGCTTCCGTGACAAGTACGGATGTGGCTGTGTTGGCTGCCAGTTGCTTAACCAGCGTGACGGCGGCGCAGACTAGTATTGGTGCTGTGGGCCATGGCTACAAGGCTGGTGATGTAGTACTTGTGGCGCAGACTAACGCTAGTTACGGCTACCTTACGGTGCTGACGGTGGGCGAAGCTGGGCAGGCATTGACGTTGGGTACGGTACCGGGCACTCAGGGCACCGGTTACTCAACGGCTACCGGACTTAGTGTAAGCGGTGGCGCTGGCAGCGGGCTAACGGTAAACATAACGGCTGGCGAGTCTTTGCTTCAAGCCAGTCAGGCTTGCCGCTTGGCAAGTACTACTTGGTACGGGCTGGCTGTCAACAACCCGGCAGACGCGGACAACTTAGCCATTAGTGAGTGGGCTGATTCGCTGTGGCAAACAACGCGCTACTATCCGTGGTCCAGCAACGTTAATATTGCTAACGGGGTGGTCGGCAATGTTGCGCTGCAGTTGCAAGCACTTAAGCTGCGGGTACTGGGCATCTACGCTACGACGCAGAGCGGTTTGTACCCCAACAATATTTACGCGGCGGCGGGGTTGATGGGCGTAGAAATGGGGCTGAATACCGGGTTGGCCAGTAGCTTCTTTACGGTGGCTTATAAGTCCATCATAGGTATTGCGCCAGAGCCACTATCCCAAACGCAGTATACAAACATTGTCGGTGCCAGGTTCAACGTTTATGCTAACTTCAGCCCGTATCAAAATGTTCAGCCGGGCTTTATGTCTAACGGCATACCTAGCTATCTTTGGCTGAACCTGGCTATGCTGGTTAGCTTCTTGCAGCTGGAGGAGATGGCGGTGCTTACTGGCAACCCGGTAGTGGGCCAAACCAATTCTGACGAGCATAAGCTGATTCAAGCGGCTAATAATGCTTGCGCGCAATCTGCGACAATTGGATTCTTGGCTGACGGTATTTGGGAAGGCGTGACAATTAACATACCGGGCGTCCAACTGGTAGATGGCCAAGCTATACCAGGCGGCTACTTGAACCAGGCGCAGCCCTATAGTCAGCAGTCGTCTAACGACCGGGCGGCTGGTAAGGCGATGCCTATCTACTGCGCAATTACTACGGCGGGAGCGGTTCAAAGTCTGGTCATTGGCGTCTACGCACAACTGTAACGCTAGGGTTGATTTCAAAATGAACATTGTAGTTTAAGGAGCGTAGTGAGATGGGTCTTGGCAGAACTTACAGTTTCAAAGACTTGGTTGGCGTTCTAGTCAACCCGCTGTTTGGCGTCAGTTTGCCGTTAACTGGCGGCAACATTGGACTGGGCTCGGTGACGATCACTATGACTACAGAGCGCACCGTGATGGATGTGGCGGCAGATGGTACGGTGATGGGCAGCTACGTGGCTGGTGATAATGGCCACATAGACCTAGAAGTTCAGCAAACTAGCCCGCTTCATCATGCGCTGCTCAGCCTTTACAATCTTTGCGTCAATTCGGCCAACGCTGATGATCTACTGCCATGGTTGGCAACTACAATCAGTTTCCGCACGTTGCTTGATGGGTCTACGCACGTGCTGACTGGTGTTGGCTTCGGTAAAATACCGGATAAGCCCTACGCTGCGGCAGGTACCAGGGTCCGCTGGGCGCTGCTAGCGGCTAACGTTGTTAACATGTAAGTGAGTCGCCCTGCAAGGAGGGCTTATGAGGGAAACGGTAGTTGAAGTGTCAGGTTCCAGGTGGCAAATTCATAAAATGACACCGTTAGACGGTAGCTACATCTGGCAACGGCTAATGAACGCGGTATACAAAGCCCAAGATGATCATCCGGTAAAAGAGAGCGAAGCTGGTTCAGAACGACGGGCGGAGGAGGCCGTTGCTAAGGCTACGCCGGAAGAGCGGTTGCGTACGCTGTGTGGCATAGCTTTCCTTCAGCTTAGTCGGGAAGATATGGGCTTTGCTCAGCGCGCGGCTATGCTAGTTACCAGCCACATGGAAACTCTAGCGGGCCAACCAGAGCAGCCCATGCCGGTTATGCTAACTGATGGTCGGTGGGCGTGCCCTCTGTTGGAAGAGGATCCTATGCTGGTGACAAGGCTCACAGTGGAGGCGCTAGTATTTAGTTTGCTGCCTTTTTTAGCCGAGAGCGGACCGGGCCGGTCGAGCCAGGCCGCCTAGATTGGGAGCCTGCTGCCTTCCCTACGTTGAATCCGCTGGTGTGGCGGCCTGTAGCTGCTGGGTTATGGCAGCAACATGAAATGTTTGACGGTACTTATGATGTCCAAGATCTTTGTGACGTGCTGGAGTTTTTAGACGTGAAGGAAGAAAACAATCGGCGCTACGTTGAATGGAAGGCTGCTAATGCCGAACATCCTTGATGAATATCTCATTAAGCTTGGCGCTGTTGTTGACCAGAGCGGCATGGCCAGCTTTCAACGGGCACTTACCGAGGCTAGCGCCACGGTAGACGCCACAGCTTTTGGCATGTCTAAGTCCTTCTTTAAGGCTCAGACGGAAATTGTTAGTGGGTTCGCTACCATTGGTGGGGCCGCTTTGGGCCTGGCTGACAAAGTGGCCATGGCTGATCAAGAGTACCGGCTGTTTGCGCTTCACATGTACATGAGTAAGGACGCAGCGCGTAGTCTTAAGGTAGCGATGGATGCGCTCGGTCAGCCGCTGGAAAACCTAGCCTGGGACGCGGAACTACGGGAGCGCACGCGGCAGCTTATTGCTGACCAAAAGGCTATGGCGCCTGGTGGTGATTTTGAAGTACAAATGCGTAAAATACGCGACATACGTTTTGAGTTCACTCGCATGGAGGTGGAATTAAAATATCTTGGCATGAATGTGGTTACTAACTTCATGCGGTCGTTAGGTCTTGGGCCGGACGATTTACTGAAGAAATTGCGTAGCATTAACGACTGGATTACGCACAACATGCCGACGATTTCTCAAAAGTTGTCTGATATGTTCCTGCCTGTTTGGTACGACATTAAGGACGTGTTCAAGGCTACTGGTACGGCGTTGAAAGATACGGCTGACGCGTTCAGTAACCTTATTGGGCTGCTTACCGGCGACACGGCTATTACTAAGTCTACGGATAGCCTGGAAAAGTTCGGCTTGGCAGTTCAAAAAGTTAGTCATATCTTTGCTGTGTTTGCTGAGACCGTGGCCAACATCGAGGACCTGCTGGCACACCTCATTAGCGCCCTGGTGGATATTGCTACAGGTAACTTCAAGGGCGCGGGGCAAGAACTTAAGGCCAGCTTGGCGGATATTAACGCTCGTACCATTGGGGCGGGTGTGATGGTGGCGTCGGCATTTTTGGCTCCAGAGTTGCTGCCAGAGGAAGCTGAAGCAGCTGGCGCTGCGGGTGTAGGGGCCGAAGCTACTGAGGCGGTTGCGCCGGGCTTTTTTGCTCGTTTAGCTGCCAAGGGCGTTGGGTTGCTAGGCCGTCATCCAATTATCGCGGGTGGTCTAGGGGCTAACTTTGGTGATCTGGCTACTGGCGGCTCGGCAAATGCAGCGTTGATTGCGGCTATGCAGGCGCAAGAGTCTGGTGCGCTAGGTATGGCGGCACGCAGCCCTAAGGGTGCAATCGGCACTATGCAGCTTATGCCGCCAACGGCGGCAGCGCTGGGTGTAAATCCTTACGATGCGGCGCAGAACGTTGCTGGTGGTACGGCCTATATCAATCAGATGTTGAAGCGCTATGGCGGCAATGTGGCAGAAGCGCTGGGTGCTTACAACGCTGGACCAGGGCGTATGGATGCTTTCTTGGCTGGCAAAGCTACGCTACCTAGTGAGACGCAGCAGTACATTGCCAAGGTATTGGGGCGTTCAGGTAAGACCGGGGATGTGAACATTGGAGGAATCACCATCCACATCACTCAGCCCGGCGCTAGTGCCGATGAGATTGCGCGCAAGACGGCTAGCGAAACGGCTAAGCAGGTTCAGCGCAACCTTCAGGAATTCAGTCAGCTGTCATACAGCTACTGAGAGGCGGACTACGTTATGGCTAGCACTTATGTACCAGGTACTGCCCTTCCAGCTACTAGTCCGAAGGCCGCCGTGGCTTACCGTCCTCCCCAGTGGGCCCGCGGCCCGGCTATGGTTAGCATCACACAGGTACCAACGCAGGGGCAGGCTGTAGGCAATGTTCCGGGGGCGTTACCCGTAACGGCGGCTAACTACGTGCCGGGTACAGCCATACCGGTTACGGGGCCGCTGGCCGGTACTCAGACGGCTAACTTTGTGGCTAGTGGCAGTACGCAAACGACGTATGTGTTTGACGCTGTGTTGGAATTGGAGCACGATCAGCGGCTTGAAAAAACACGTCATCCAGTTCAAACGGGTGCTGACATTAGCAGTCATGCTTACCTCATGCCGCCGCGCTTGGTTTTATTTATCGGTATGAGTGATGCGATGGATGCTTATGCTAGTGGGGCTAACAACGCTAACACTGCCGGTAGCGCTACGCCAGACAATGTGACGCCGTTCAGTGGTAGCAGTACGAGTAAGAGCGTCAATGCTTACCAAACGCTGATTAGTCTTCAGTTAGCGCGGCAACCTTTGACCGTCACTACAAGGCTGCGTACGTACGCCAATATGTTGATTACGAGTATCAACCCGCGCGAAGATTACAAGACGATAGCCGGACTGCGCGTACGGGTTGAGTTTGAGCAAATTTTCACGGCCACTACAGCCGTGTCCGCGGTTACTAGTCCTTTGTCTTCTTTGACGGCGCTTAGCGCCCGCCCAGACGCTACGCAGCAAACTGGGCTTGGCCAGGTGAATCCGAGTGCGGTGCCGTCTATTACGCAGCGGCAGTTCCAATATCCGCCGGTGGTGGCGGCTACGCCGTCTGGGCCGGTTAACGCCGCGATCGATGTGTACAACAACGTGGTCAACGTTCCCGGTGCTGGGTTCTATTCCAGTGTGGTGGGCCAAACGACAGTTAATGCTTTGGGTGCGGTGCTGCCGTGAGTGATCAGCTAGTACCACTCACCACGGCCAACAATCAGACGTTCGCCGTTCAATTGACTATCGATGGCCAGCCGCTTACGTTAAACCTTACGCTAGCTTACTCAGCCATGGCTGGCTATTGGCAGCTTAGTATCGCTGATGAGAATAACAATTTGCTAGTGGCCAGTGTGCCGCTCATCACGGGTCAGTATCCTTCAGCTAACTTGCTGGCTCAATATCAGTATCTTAAAATTGGTAGTGCCTATTTGCTGAACACCAGCAATTCGCCGGCTGACTATCCGGGGCAGCTGAATTTGACTCAGTTTAGCTTGCTGTGGGGAGACACCGTATGAGCACACCTACGTCTGGAATACCGCTTTGGGGGCAGGCGTGGGAACTGGCAATTACTTACGTTACCAAGGGTGGCGGCGCAGAGGTAGTGACTGTAGGGTCTAACCGGTTTCAGCCTGAGGCGCTACGCGTAACGTTTGAAATTCAGCAGTCCATGAACAGCGCGCCGCTATGGTACGCTGATATCAGCGTCTACAATTTGGATGATCAGACAGCGCAGAACTTATTGGTTAACGCTACCTGGGTCACGCTCAAGGCCGGCTTCCAGTTCGGCCCGCAGTTGAGCTCGATCATCTGGGATGGCCCGGTGTTTCAGCCTATCTACACCAGGGAGAATGTAGTTGATCAGAAGCTGACCCTTCATTGCATAGCGCTGCCGGGCGCGCTCAGCGATACGATTAGTTTTTCTATGGGTCAGTTCAGTAGCCAGTTGCAGTTGATTCAGCGTATGATTGCTGAAAACAATGCTGGAGCTAATCCATCACCCTTAGTCGTGAAACTAGGCCAGGTGGCCCGGCAGCGCATGCTAGCCACGCAGTATCCTCGTGGTAACACGGTGTTTGGTAAGGTTAGTAAGTTCCTTACTCAAGTATCAGATAGCAACCAGGTTCAAGCTTGGAATGACGGCCAGCAGGCCTACATTAGCGAGGTGGCTAGCGGGGTTATCACACCGAGTTTAATTTACAGTCCAGCTTTCCCACCTGGAGGCGTTGAAAATTCAAATGGGCTGCCGCCCAGTGTAAACCAAAGCATTGTCGGTACGCCACAGCAGATACAGCAGGGTGTAATCTTTACGGTGCTGCTAGACCCAAGGCTCAAAGTTAACTTGCCGCCTCAGTTAGTCCAGTTAGTACGCACTAACATTACGCAGTTAGCGTACGAGCCTAGCGTCAACAGTAAGCTGCCCACCCTGCTAGCTACGGCAGATAGTTCTAACCTTACCTTTTACGTCAGCCAGGTACGTCATACGGGCGACACGCGGGGTAATGATTGGCAGACTGAGGTGATAGGTTTCAGTACAATTTACGCGCAAACTTTGTTGAACATGTTCACAGGATGATTCATGTCTACCGTACCCGGCCCTAATCCGTTATTAACGCTAACACCGAGCCAAGTTATCGCCGCGCAGAGTGAGCAATGGCGTCAGATTTTGCGCCAGGTTTTGACGGAGGCGCGTTATGCTTGCCCTGGATTCTTAACGGAGGACATGGATGTTGGCAAACAGACTGTTACTGTTCAGTTAGCTATCCAGGAGCGGGTACGCGTGGTCAGCAGCTTAAAAGCTCAGTGGTGGGACGTACCGCCTATTGTTTTCGTGCCTGTCATGGTACCGCGTGGTGGTGGCTACAGTGTTACGTTGCCTTTGAAAAAAGGCGATGAAGGCATGGTTATCTTTTGTGACGCCTGTATTGATTTGTGGTGGGCTAACGGTCAAACGAACAGCCCTGTAGCGGACAACACCGGTGTTAGTAGTGGCAGTCAGCGGCAAAACGAAGTACGACGACATTACATTCATGACTGTGGATTTTATCCGGGGTTGTGGAGCCAGCCTAACGTGCTGGCTAACTACTCAGCGAATTCCTTGCAAGTTCGCTCAGATGATGGTGCAACGGTAGTTGATGTCGCGGAGGACGGCGTAACGGTTACGGGTGAAAATTTAGCTGTGAATGCTAGCACGGCTGTGCAGCTAACAGCCCCAGCGGTTTCAGTTAACGCGATCAGCGGTACGGCGCAAAAGTTGATGAACGATACTTTCTACCAATGGTACGCTACAAACATTCAGCCATTCCTTGTGTCTAAGGGCTATGCCGGCCCTAGCATACCGGTAGGTAGTGAGACGTCAGTATTGAAGGGACAGTAAATCAGTGGCAACAATTGCGTACCTTCAGCTAGACAGTAGCTACGATCCCATTTTTGCCGATAACACGGCGCTCACTAACGGCGCGGCGGTAGCACAGGCCATCTTGACGCGGCTTAAACTGTTCTTGGGTGAGTGGTGGGAAGACTTGAATCTAGGCCTGCCAGTGTTTCAACAAATGCTGGGCCAGCTTGGTAGCCAGAGTGGGCTTAAGGCTATGCAGCTTGCTATCCAGCAGAACATTGCGGGCTTTACGCCATACGTTACTGCTGTGTCCAACGTAGAGGTCAGCTTTACAAACGGCAAGCTGACCTACACTGCTACGGCAGAGACCGTATTTGGTTCTGTAACGATCAGCAACGTACCGGCCCTAGGGGCCGCGCTAGCTACGGGATTCTAAGAAAGCGAGGCCTAGCCGTGTCCACACCTCCGTATGCCCCGCCTTCTGTGGGGCCGGGCGGTTTAATTGTCAATTCTTACGCCAGCATTTTGGCGGATAACCTTCAGGCTTTTCTAAATATCTACGGCGCCAATCAATACGTAGCGCCGGACAGCGCCATCTATCAAATACTTAGCATACTCAGTCTTAAGCAGGCTGATCAAAATGCGGCGCTCCAATTGGACTATAATCAGAGTTCTCCGCAAACCGCTGTTGGTGCTGGGCTTGATCGCGTGGTAAAGATGAACGGCCTGGCCCGTTTAGCGTTCACGTATTCTACCTGCCCAGTGGTTTGCACAGGTACGCCAGGACTGATAATTAGCAATGGCTTTGTTCAAGATCAAGTAGGCAACCTTTGGGCGCTACCGGCGTCCGTGACGCTCACTGGTGGTAGTGTTACGGTTACGGCTACCTGCACAACACCGGGTAACATTACGGCTGAACCGGGCACCATCAATATTAAGGCTAGCCCGGTTAGTGGTTGGGCTAGTGTGAACAATGTAGCGGCGGCTACACCTGGCGACCCGGTAGAGGCAGATAGTGCGCTACGGGCTAGGCAGGCTATCAGCGTGGCACTGCCAGCGCTTACGCCTATCGCTGCTACGGTTGCTGCTGTGTTGGCCACGCTGGGGGTTACGCGTACGGCCCCAGGCTACCCTACGCCGGGCGGTCCAGGCAGTTCCATCGAGAACCCTACAGGTGCGGTAGACAGCCCCTGGGGCAATCCGGCGCACAGTATCACGATGGTTGTTGAAGGTGGTACGGACGCGGCTGTGGCTTTGAGTATCTACCTGAAGAAAACCATAGGCTGTTTCACCAATGGCACGACATCAAGTCTTGTGACTGACCCTAATACAGGCTACCAAGAGACGATCAGTTTTTACCGGCCAACTTACGTTCAGCCTTTTGTGGGGATGTACTTATACGGCTTGTCTGGCTTCACTTCAGCTACTGTTTTGGCGGTTCAGGCTGCCATCGTAGCATATCTTAACTCGCTAGCTATTGGCGAGGAAGTGGTACATTCTTCGCTGTACGGCGCGGCCCTTAGCGTAATGCCTAATCCATCTCAGCCTGAGTTTAGTATCAAAGCCGTAACGCTAGGCACGGCGGCCACGGGGTTATTTACCGTGGTACCGGGCACGGTGATTGGTGCTGGCTACGCAGTAAACGACGTGCTGACGTTGGCGGGCGGCGCAGGTGGTACGGTGACGGTTAGTAGTGTGGATGGCTTAGGTGGTATTACGGGCATCTACCCGCAGGTGACGACGCCGGGTAGCGGTTTTGCGGTAGCTAGCGGCGTGGCTACGACTGGCGGTGGCGGTAGCGGTAGCGCTCAGGTGAACATTGTAGCGGTTCAGCCGATTACGGCTGTTGATTTGGCGCTGCTGTTCTATGAGGCGGCGCAAGGTGTGCCCGCTAACATCCAAGTGGCGGCGGTGTAGCTGTGCCAAATCCAAGTTATGGTACGGGCGGTTATGGACAGGCAGGTTATGGTAACGAGCCTATTGAAAATCTGCCGATGGGCTACTACCAATCATTATTGATATCTCAATACGTCAACAGCCCTAAGCTGAATGCGTTGTTGTATGTGCTACTGAAAAAGTTTGATGATGTCAGTGAATGCCTAGTTAAGTTTGACACAGCATTTGACTTGGACAGCGCCGTAGGGCCGCAGCTAGACGCGCTGGGGGCTATCGCCGGGGCTAGCCGTACCGTTAACTTTCAGCCGATGGGCGGCGTAAGCCCTGTACTGGACGACAACACGTACCGCATCTACATTAAAGCCAAGATAGCGCAGAATCAATGGGACGGTACGATCACCAGTTTGTTTACCATCTGGAAGTACTTGTTCCCCAGCGGTAGCATCATCATTGCTGACAACCAAAATATGACAGCGACGATCTTTCTTAGCGGCAGCTTCACGTCTATTATCCAGGACTTGATCACCAATGGGTTCATCGTCCCTCGGCCGGAGGGTGTGGAGTACACTTACGACTTTGCTGAACTGCCGGCGTTTGGTTTTGACCTTGACAACAGCTACGTAGCTGGTTTTGACGTTGGAAAGTGGGCAATCTGATGGGTTCAACGAACTTTCTGCTCTTCAATCCGACGCAGGCGAACCAAGAGACAGACGCTGAGTACCTAACCGATGCCACGCGTACTGGTGGTGCTGGCGTGGACGCACTCTGGCTCAGTCCTTCAGCCAACAAGACGCTGTACCAGCTTACCTGCGGCATGTACGCCATTATGGAAATGATGGCTGGTAAGGGGTTCACAACGCTGGACACCGATCCGGCGACGTTGACGGCGGTGTTGGCCAACATACTCACTACGGTTGATATACCTGGTGGCCTACAAAGTGTAGCTTGGTCGCCTACCATTTCATTGAATGCTACTAAGTATAGCGGGTTTCAAATAGCACTTGCTGGCGCGTTATCCTTTACTATCAGCGGCCAAACGGCGGGCCAGATTATTTGCCTGCTATGGGTTCAGGACGGCACAGGTGGGTGGACGGTTACGTTCCCTGGTAACGTCAATGGTGGCGCCCAGTCTGATCCTACGCCCAATGTGCTAAGCGCGCAGTTGTTTAAGGTAGACGCTGCGGGCAACTTGGACGCTGTTGGCCCTGTGTTGAGCGTCAACGGTATGGGCGGCGTGGCTATTGGCAGCTTCAACCCAGCGCCGGGTAACTTCAGTACGTTGCAGGTGGCTGGTGCTGCCCCGGATGGGCAAGTACTGACGGGCAATGGCGTCAGCTACGTACCGGTAGCTGCACCGGGTTACACGTCTGGGTCTAACGCGAACGGCTACTGGCAGAAGGACCCTAGCGGGCTGATTAGACAGTGGGGCAACAACTTCAATGCGCCTGGTCATCTTATATTTCCGACGCCGTTCACGAACGCTGCTAGCGTTAGCGTGATGCATATCCAACAGTTTGTAAATGGTGGTACGGCGCGTATTTGCTTTTTGAATGACAATTCTGGTGGCGATCAGGTTAGTACAACGGGCTGCTATCTTAACGTTAGTAACAGTGCGGCTATACAGGTGAATTGGAAGGCGGTGGGGTACTAATATGCCTAGCGAGACTACCACGCCGAACATTGGGCTGCAGATCGCGGCCTTTGATCAGGCTAACTGGCAGGTACCTACTAACTATAACTGGAATCTGTTAGACCTCATCTTTGGCGGCCAGGTAGAGGTGCCAGCCTTGTGGGTCAAGGTGCTAACGGCAGGCAACGCTGGGGATTTTGTATTGCCGCCATCTATTGCGGAGACACCTGCTGGGACTGTACCTGGTACCGTGTACACGCTTAGTCACACGCCAACACCAGCTCAAATGCTTCAGTTTACAGTTAATGGTGTAGTTCAACGTTATGGTATTGATTACACGTTGACAGCCAACATCGTGACCTTGAACTATTTAACTTCGTCTACTGACAAGGTGTTTGCGGTTTACTTTTACTCATCGTAACGCGGCCATCATGGAGATACGGCTTATGAAGCTGTGGCTTGGAGTCTTGTTGTTAGCTTTGAGTACGTACTGCGTAAAAGCGCGTGGACAGACTCAAATCAGTCCTATTAGTCAGGTCAACTGGACGCAAGTTACCAGTAATGGCGCGCCGTCTGGTGGTTGCCCGTACGCTACGACAGCGTCGACTAGTAATCTTAGCTACACGGTTACGGTGCTCAGTGTTAATGGGTTACTGGAGAACCAAACCGTCGTAGGTTCTGGCATTCCAACCAGCACTATCGTTACCGCTATCAACACCTTGACCAACCAGGTAACTTTAAGCAACGCAGCTACGGCTACGGCTAGCGGCGTCACGTTGTCGTTTTACAGTTTAGGTCGCCCCGATACAGACATTACCGGATTTCATCAATACGCGTGTACGTTAAGTGGCTGGCAGCAAACCAGTAGTAGTGGCGGCGGCACTATTAGTCCTGGTATGACGAATCAAGTTCCTCAGTATACGGGGACCATTACGCTGGGCCCAAGTTTGGTTTCCACGGATAGTTCTGGTGACGTCATTACATCTGGTTCTTACACCGGGCTTCATCTGACGTTATTCGGGGCCGAAGGCGCTACCGGTATAGCTATAAATTGTTCCGGCATATCTTGCCCGTTTCCTGATGGCACTAGTATAAGTGATGTACTTGTTGACACGCAGGCGTATAAGGTTAACGGCGTCCCACTGGCGCTTTCCAATATGGCTGATGTGTCGGTCACACCAGCAGTTTTGGGAGACAACCTTACTTGTGTAACGTTATCGGGTGGTGCGTGCTCAGCTTGGGCGCCAGGTACTGGCGTGGGCCCTATCCCAGCTAATGCTAACTTCATTTTTAGCGGCAACTCCGTCAATCTTGACGATGATCACGTATTGTCTCCTGCAATCGTTGTATCTTCTTATACAGCGCCCGCTTCAGGCGTGGTGACGTTTACGAATACTGGTACGAACGGGCTTAGTGCTGATGATTGGGTCTTTCTTTGGTACTTGACAAACTGGTCGTCGTACTCCGGGGCCAGCCCTAATACTGGGGGCGGTTTGTTTCAAGTTCTTTCTACGGGTCTAAGCGGCACACAGTTTGAGGTGAATGTGGGCAGCGTAGGGGTGTTGGCGTGCCCTTCATCTTGCGGCAATGCCTATTCCGCGATGAATTTTTACCCGTTTGTCACTACCTCAGCACCTCAGATGCCGGCCACGGCTCTTGCGAACACCTACATAGAGTTACCGCCTGGGCCGACGCTGCAAAATCTGAATACGGACTATGCTACGGTTATTCACCCTTTCAGTCCGGCTGTAACTGGTAAGCCCGCGTACCTTATCATTAACAATTTTGAGAATGACATTGGATTGTGTGACACCGTATCCAACATTGAAGGCTACATGGCCTCAGTTTTTCAGAAGGCACACACTGACGGCTTTGTGGTAGTTGCGACTACTGGACAGGCGTACAATATCAGCCAAGCTTACGGTGCTGGGTTTTGCACGTTTCCAGTTGCGCCACAACTGGAGTTTTTCGAACTTGCTCAATGGATACAGACGCTGGGCAAGACTGATGCTAACGCTGCCAGCGGCCAATATTGGGATCTACTTGCGCCATTGTACGCTATTCTGAATGACGCGCTTAATTCTAACCTTATAGCAAGCAATGGTGGTTTTGGTATCACTGGAGCGAAGATGGCGGGCGGTGCTACGGCCCAGGCTATGATTACCGGTACCGGTACGCCTATGCCGCAACAGGCAGCGTACTTTGGCCAGTATGCCGGTACTGGCGACAGTAATGGTAACGGCTACGTTTATACACCAAGTACGGATGCGATCTATGCCTACCAATGGCTTAACTCAGCTGCTAACGGCTGGCAGCCAGTTATGACGCTGGGGACCAGTTTTGGCTACAGGTTTTTAACAGTTAACTCTGATGGGCAAGGTACTGGCAACGCCAACACCTTTAACGACGCTGACCGCGGAGGGTCAACGGCTAAAGGCAATATCCTAGGTGTTAACGAGACGTCATCGAATTCTAGCGCGTTGAATAATCCTTGGATATGGTCGTACGGCTCAAATCAACCTACAGGTAGCTCGCCTTATTGGGAATACGGCCATGATCAGAGCACTAACAATACGATTCAAATGGTCTTCAACTATCTCGGTGCTGGGTCTACGACTAACAACGGTTCCCTAGGCTTGCGCGGAGCATCAACAGCTTTGCAGTGGGATGGTAACGGCTACGTTTATTTTCCTCATCTTCCTAGCTTGCCGAGTAGCGGCTACTACTGTACGCATATTTCGCCGACCGGGGAGATCACACCCACGGCGACAGATTGTGGCACGGGGGGCTCTTCCCCGCTAACCACCAAGGGCGATCTGTGGGGTTACGACACCGCCAACGACCGTATCCCAGTTGGCTCAAATGGGCAGGTGCTGACCGCCGACTCCACACAGGCATTTGGCGTCAAATGGGCGACACCAGCGAGCGCCGCGTCGGTCCCAACCTGCGCCGATACCTCCGGTTCCGGCACGGTGCAATCCTGCACAACGTCGCCATCCTTTGTGCCCGCAGCGGGAAGCGTGATTGTTTACACAACGACGACTGCGAACACCGGGACAGGACTCACGATCAATGTCAACTCACTAGGCGCGAAGTCGGTTGCCAAGTGGCAAAATACCACGACACTGGCTGCAGGTGATCTGGCTGCAAGCTCTCAGGTTGTGATGACTTATGACGGCACCAACTGGGAAATGGGGCCGATTGCTAATGCACCGAGTGGGGGTTCTAGCGGGAATTATGTCAATCTAGGTAGTACCGTTACTTGGTCGATGAGTTCTGGCTCTGGTTCGTTTGCCAACGGCGTATTTACTGTGGGTACACCCGGCCCGGCGATCACCGCCTCAAGCATCCCGGGCACCTACGCGGAGCTGATTTTCCAATGTGAAGGCCGTGGATCGGCTTCAAACGGTGGAGACGACGCTGACTTCACTTTCAATGGGGATACGGCGGGCAACTATTATGTGCAGCGCAACTACGCCACTAACACAACCATAGCCACGGGCAGCGCCCAAGGTCAGACGAGTGCCCTCCTCTGGTACGTCTCTGATGCTTCGGCCACTGCGAACATGAGCGGCGGAGGCTCGCTTTCAATTCAGGACTACGCAGGCACTACGTTTACTAAACGTATATTCGCGTCAGGTAGTCATACAACTGGTCTTGCTGCGGGTAACCAGTTCATATATACCAGTGCTGGAATGTGGAACTCGACGGCTGCAATTACGTCAATCACCAACACGATTGGTGCGGGAAATTATATTGCCGGTTCAACCTGTGCCATTTACGGGAAGAATTAACGGCTGTAGGGAAGCAAAGACGGAGACAGCGGACTAACTTCACGCAGTAACGACCAAGAAAGGATCACAAAATGGACCCCGAAATGGAACAGCAGGCTGCGGGTGCTTGCGGCAGCGGTGGAAGCGGTACGCAGGTAAACAATGATGAATGTTCTTAGTGTGGTTGCAAACTGATGAGGCGACTTTTCACCATCCTATTTCTGCTACTCATCTCACCATTAGCTACTGCGCAAGCCAAGGTAACTACCTACTACGTCGGCCTCACTTGGGCCGCCCCGTTAAGTTCCCCTGATCCGGTAGCCGGTTACAACGCCTATCGCTCACCTTCCGGTGCTGGCGCGTGGCAAGTTCTTAATTCAACGGTGATCGGCTCAGCGGCCTATAACGATACCTCCGTTCTTTTGGGAGGGTCGTACGACTACATTGTGAAGAGTGTTGACGCACAGGGTGTGGAAAGTGCACCATCGAATATAGCGACGGCTACCATCCCACTCGACAATGTTCCAGTTCCAGCACGACCAACAGTAACAACAAGTCCATGAGGTGCGGCATGCGTAGAAATCTTCTTTTGGCTTTTGTCATCGCCCTGAGCAGCCTGATTACGAGCGGCTGTCACGGTCAGGCCCCAGTGACGCCACAACCCACCAACACTGTAAGCTGGCCTGCGGTTGCTTGCCCGGCTACGGGCTACACATGCAACGGCTACATCGTGAGCTTTGCGGTATGTTCCACAGCTACAAGCTGCCCCACACCCGGTAATCCCGGCCCCGGTCCTTACACGGCATTGCAGACCGCAGCGACGGCTATTGCTGGCACAAGTTTCACTGATTCTAATCCACCGACAGGTGTTTACGTAGCTTACACGGTTCAGTTCGTAATGACGCCGACTGGCGGTGCGCCTATCACTGGAGCGCCATCACAGCCTTCTGCTGCGCAGTTAGTGTCTGTTTACCCAGGTACACCGGGTCAGCCTACCGTTGTCGCTACGGCAGCGCTGGCGCCACCGTTGTTGCCGAATGCAGCGTTTGAGCATCTGATGGCGAGTAACCTCGTTCCGATTGTAGGCCGACCGACAGTAAACCTTAATCGGTAAGCACCCACAGCCCGTCTGGAAGGACGGTTTGCTGAATGATGTAGGGTCCAAGGTGGCAAAATGACTACGGAGCCATGCGGCGATTGCAAGGTTGGATTGACGCGGGACGAGGTCGCAGTTATGAAAAGCGATCATTCATCGTTGATGTTCACGGTGTACGGCAGAAAGGCTGACGGTACCTTTACAGAAGAGCACGGGCTGGTCGGCCTTAGTGAACGTCGGGAAGCGCAACTGGGATTGCTGAAGCTGATTTTTGGAACCAGCTTAGCCAGCCTGGTTATAAGTATCTTAGCACTACTTTTTCGCCATTGATTTGGAGAGCTACTTATGGCCCAGTTCCCACCAGCACTTGACTACCTGCTTAACTTTGAAGACCGACCGCGCAGCTACGTAGAAACGGTAGACAACAACGGCGGCAAGGTGATCGCCGGTATCAACTCAAGGTCCTACCCTGGGGATGAAGCAGTTGTAGCCGCCTTGCCAACGGCGCAGCGTGGGGCGGCAGTGGCACAGTTCTACCTGGCAAAGTTCTGGACACCACTGTTGCTGGGCGGCCTGGAATCTCAGGACATCGCTAATCGGGTGTTGGCTCTAGCGGTTAACGCTTACTTTCATGAGGCTGTCTTGATCTTACAGCGCGCGGTTAACATGCTGAAGCCCGGCGCGTTGCTAGAGGATGGCACGGTCGGCCCGCTCACCCTAGCCGCGGCTAACGCTGCCGATCCAGACTCGCTGCTGGCTGCCTACCGTCAGCAAAGTGTAGCGTTCTACGACGAGATACTTGCCAGACACCCAGAGGACGAGCCGGACCGCGCGGGCTGGATGGCGCGCGCAGAAGCATAAAAGGAGAACGTAAATCATGACGCCAGATAGCGCGTTGACCGGCCAGCTAGTGCTGGCTGCAGTTTCAAGCTGGGCCATTCAAAAAATCAAGAGCAGTAAGTGGTTCCCGTGGATCACCATGGAATCCCAAAAGCTCAACCGCTGGGTTGGTGGCTTGGTTGCGTTTGCCGCTTCGGCCGGCATCGTAGTCAGCTTTGACACTACTGGTGGCGTGTTGACCATCTCCGGTTTGACGTTGGTTGCCCTGCGGCACTTCGCTTGGCGGTTTGGCTCTCAGTGGGTGTTGCAACAAGTGTCTTACAGATTGTTGGTTGCGCCGCCCATGCCTGGAGCGCTACAAGCTGGAGCAAAAGAAATTCCACCTGTGCTGAAACTTAACGAGCCGCCAGCCGCAAAGGAGTAAGGCCAATGCCCCGCATTCTCAACCTGCGCAAGGACGTCTTCGACGTACGCGACCACCTGGCCGCACCTTCCGTTGTCACCCTTCCAACGCTCGTCGATCTAAGCGCCAAGCTCGGACCGGTGCGCGACCAAGGCAGTGCTGGCAGCTGCACCGGGCAGAGCGGCGGTGGGTTCATGGATTGGCTCTACCTCACCTTCCCACAATTCTTTGCACAAAAGGTGGCTGGTGTGGTCCAGTTTTCAGCGCTGTTCCTCTACGCACAGGAGCGCATCAAGAATGGAACCTTTCCTGACGACGCTGGATCTGACAGCCGCACGTTGATGCAGGTGCTTAATCAGATTGGCATTTGCCTTGATAGCGACGACCCGTATTCTGACGGTGCTATCAGTAAAATGCCCGCCCCAGCGATGGACGTTGACGCTGAGAACTTCAAGATCGGTGCCTATCACCGCGTGCTTTTCGACACCGGTTTGGCAACGGCAAAATCGGTATTGGCTTCCAGCTATTGCCGTACCATTGGCATTCCGGTTTACAAGGCGATCCAATCTGACGAGGTTGCGACGACTGGACTGCTACCGATCCCGTCACAACTTGAAACCCCCATTGGTGGTCATGAGCTGCTGGTCTACGGATATGACGATTCGATCAAGATCGGTTCGTCACTCGGCGCGGAGTTGGTACGAAACAGTTGGGGTGCCAGCTGGGGGATAAATGGCAACCTGCGCATTCCCTACGATTATTACGACGCGGTTGGCGGGAACGACACCGCCGATTCGTGGACTGGGCACATGGGCAAGCCGTGGGTGCCCAAGGTAGCACGGTAAAAAGGAGAATCATCATGGAAGCAACGCTTGATCGCAGAACGTTTCTCGTATTGGCTGGTAGCGCTGCCGTTGTGGGAACGGCAGGGACGACCGGCTGCTCAACCTCGTGGATCACCACAGTCATCGCTAACATACCTGTGGTGATCAACATCGCGGACAGCGTGGTCAGTGTTATCGGTGAAGCTACAGGCAATGGGACGTTGCCGGTTGACGTCGCTGCCGCCCTATCCGCTGCGATGAAGGCTGCCGTCGCATCACTCAATGCCTTCCAGGATGTGGCTAATGCTTACAACGCCGACAAGTCGGACGGCAACCTGGCCGCCATGATCGCAGCGCTTACCAAGACACAGAACGACGTGCAGGGTGTTGTCACTGCCTTGCCGGCTGGGAGCGTCGATCCTAACGTAGTGCTGGTAATCATCGCCGCGCTGGGGACGGTGATCCTGACCCTTTCCAGCATCCAGGCGATCATCCCCGGGGCCGCGCCAGTGGCGGTAACAGCACGTGCCGTTTCAGCGGCGGTCAGTGGCAAGGTATCACCACCCAACGCTGCGACCGTCAAGTATGGCATTAACGCGGTCTTTGCGCTTCATGGCTACGCTCACTTGCAATTGCAATAGGTGGGGGGAAAGATGAACAAGTTGCTTAGTGTTCTGAGCATCGCTCTGCTTTTTTGTCTCCCTGCTGTCGCACAGTCAGGCCTAGTATTTTCAACGAGCGCTGAGGCGACGGCGCTGAACTATGGCGGGTCATGGGGTGCGGCAACACACACCACGGAGTCCCTGGATCTTATCGATTGGGGGACGGTCAAGGGTAGTAACCTCTCTCTTGAAGGTCATGAGATCACAGCTACACCGTTTAACGCATACCTTGGCGGGATCAGGGTGACACCAGACATCTCATCGCTGATGAACAAGACCAACCTGCCTGCAAGTTCCTTTCAATTGTTCATCCAGGGCGCAGGTGGTGTCGCTACCTTCACCGTTGGGAACCAGGTGGTGCTCCTGGCCGGCGGTGGGGCTTCCTACCGGATCACGCCAAACCTGGAGTGGTCAACGATCGACTTCCACTACCTGCGCGTAGGATCGAAGAACGCTGTTGAGATGACCACGGGCCTGGCCTATTACTTCAACCCCAGCGCAGCGAAGAGCGTTGCCATGAAACGAATGATCGCACGACGCGCGGCGTTGAAAGCTGCGGCAGAGCAGATCAAGTAAGTTCACTCAACTTTTGTGCGCCCTCAGTGCCGCGTTGCTGGCGCTGAGGGCCATTTTTGCGTCTGGTTTTGCAAATTTCTGTATTGAACTTAGTTTACCTATTGAATTAACAGACCCAGGTTGGGTAAACCTAGGCCGAGGTCCTATCTGCAGTTCTGAGGGCATCCTGGGTGGTTCGGTGAGGGCATTTCAAGGCCTATGGGACTGGGTTCTCGCGGCCGTTACGGTGATCTGTTCCCGGGCCTTAGCCAGGATGCCAGCGATGTCCGGCGGCGAGTAGGTTGGCCCCTTCCCACCACCAGGCCCGTACTTGGCAGCGCCGATGATCTGCCCCGGGTTTTTGCTCATGTTGGAACGATGGACTTCGATGAACAGCTCTCGTAACGGCATGCCCCATACTGCGGCGTAGGCTGTCACCACCCCACCAAGCAAGGCCAGCGCGTCACCGAGATGTCGCATGCTGTCATTAGCGATGGCGATGGTAAGATCTACGAGCTGTTCAGCGTAAGCGCGCGTGAACCTGATGATAGACATCGCACTGGGACGATACGGTGTAATGCTCGGTGAGATGAATTCTATCGGCACCTCAGCACCGTAGGCGACCCCAGCACCGACGATAACGTAGAGCAGGTCAGCCAGGCCATCGGCAAGCTCGATGATATTGCCATCGTTAGCGGCGACGATCGTCTCGGCAAACTCCTCGACGATCATCCGCACCCTGGTTTCACCAACCTCTAGTGGCCGCTTCGCTGGCATGGTGTGAGTTTCCATCCCGATATGCCGCATGAACTCGGCAACCGTTTCACTTGTGGTCATTGCCTTTCTCCTTTTCTTCCTTCTAGACTATGCCTGGTGATTCCTTTGAGCTTTGCGCTCTGAAGTGAGCCGTGTGATGCGACGGAAACAGATGCTCGATGATCAAGAAATTTGCCGCGTCCAAACAATTTTCAGTGTTGCCAGAAGCGCTGTACATCGTCATGCGTTTTTGCGCAGAGTCTATCGCATGCGCGTTATCCGGGTAAGTGTCACTCATGCAACCGTATTTGAAGTGCGACGTTGCCATTCTGTTTACCAGGAGTTGCAGTGCTTCCAGGAAACACTTCATCTCCGGTTCTTCGCTGATCACCTGATCTGGAAGCGTGAGTTCAAATTTCATTCTACCTCTTTCTCCTTTACACCGTCGGCAGTATTGACGACCTCCAGGTACCGTACCGGTTTGCCGCGAGCGACGGCGTAGGCGATCTCGGATCGCGTCGAGTCGCCGACATAGCCTCCCACGTTGAGGACGAAGACCTCGTCGCAGAGGTCTATCTTCCACTTGTGCAGCTTGTCGAGGGCGATCTTCTGTTTCGGTGTACAGCCCAGGTCAGCGCCGCACTGCCAGCACTTTCCCTGCTGGCCTTTCGCTCCCTGCTCCTCCGCGAAGCTCTGCGATGCGTCGCAGTTAGGGCATTCATCCGCGATGTGAACGTAGAATCCCACGCTCAGGACGATGTTGCCAGCTAGCGTCTCTCGATAGTTGGCCTGTGCAAATTGATCGCGGAACCTCGTCGATCCGCAAAGGCAGATGATCGTCGGCCGCATTCCGGCGACGTTGTGAAAGTCCCTCACCAGGTCGTGGTGCTCCTGGCACTCGGTACTAAGATGTGGATAGCTCACAGCTTCTTCTTCCCTTGTGGTGATGATCTCGACGTTGATGCCTGCCTGGCCCAGCAGGTCCACCCCACGCCGGTCAGCGTACTCGCCCCTAGCCACCACCCGCTTCACACCCTCAGTGACGAGGAGCTTGGCGCAGTCGAAGCACGGCGTGGTGCTGCAGTAGAGTGTATGCGGCAAGCGGCGAGAGGCCCTTGCCTGGGATAAAGCGTTCATCTCAGCGTGGATTGCAATGCACCTGGTCGTGTCCCCAGGCTGGTCTATCGCTCCAGGGCACGGTGTATCGATGCAGTGAGGCATTTTACTCGGAACACCGTTATAACCGATGGCCACCAGCTTCCCACCGGCATCGACCAGGATCGCCGCCACCCGGCGCCGAGGGCAGGTCGCCCGGGACGCGATGAGGGGTAGCAGGGCGAGGTAGTAATCGTCAAGGCTTGGTCGTTGCAGCATCGAGATTCTCCAATCTGTTCAGCGCTTCCAGGCTCGTCGTCGCCTTGAGCACGTCGCGGTAAACCGACCAGGGATGAACCAGATCATCGCTCCAATCGAGGATTGCGTCCGCCGGCGGCCTGCCAGGCAGCCGCGGCGATCGCACACATCGCAGCTCGTCAGGCCGGCTCAACACGGTCAAAGCTTTCTCCCGGTCCCGGTCGTACAAGTGCGAACTGCCAAGGTTGAAGGTCAAACCGCCTGGTTCCAGATTCATCTCACCAGCCACCCCGGAAGTGAGCTGGGTGAACGCGTGAAAATCGTACGGCAATCCCAGCCACACGTCAGAACTTCTCATCGTCACGATTCCGTGAAGTTTTCCCTCCCTGGCGAGTAATTGCCACGCCACCGTGCAAGGAATATCCTTCGACGGTGCTGGGCACGGCCGCCAGATGGTCGCCACCGCCTGGCGCGACACTGGCTTCTTGAGCTGCTCCAGGAGATAATCCACTTGGTCTGCCATCCGCGGTCCGTAGGCGCCAGCCAGGGTCACCCCGTCGTCAGAGAATTCTGCCATCTTCTTGTTGTACCTGGCCAAGGTGGCGACGTCATTGCGATACGCCGCGATCCAAAGCCACTCGGCGATCATGAAGCGGTAGTTGAGTGCCCTGGCCGGATGGACGAGGATGTTCTGGGTAAGGTCCGTGACATGCACCTTCACACCGATGAGCTCGTGGGTCTCGAACCCACGAGGTGATACCGGCTTCCCGGTGTGATAGAGCGAGTAGAGCAGGTCGAACCAGGCTAACGCAAAGTTGTCGTATCTCATCGCAGCGCCGCCTCCAGCAGCGCGGTATAACCTTTCTGATCGTGATGATGGAATCGCCGCCAGTACTGGGGGTGTGGCATGGGCATGATCTGCCAAACCAGGTCCAATCTCATATGATTGCAGACATCAGTAGCTGCGTCTCCCAACGGGATCACCCGTGTCACCTTGGGCAGCGCGCTAACGATCCCGAACAGGTCTCTAGGCTCTCCCTCGGCGTCCCAGGCATTGGTCCAGGCCCCACGCCGTTCCCGCCACCCCCTGACACCCTGGAGTGATTCCCAAAGGTAACGGGCCGAGTTGGTTGTATCGTGAAAGGGCAGGTCCCACTTAACATGTTTCTTGCCTGGCCGTTCACCCACCCAGAGGGTATCAGCTTCCTGGTACCCTGTCACCCCCTCAGGCAGCGTAGGTGTGGTCTCAAGGCTGGGTGGCTGCCCCTGGGTCCAATCATAAACCACCAGGTGTAATCTCTTCGCTTCTGCCAGGTAGGCGGCCCGAACATGACAGAGCTGATCCACCCGCTTGAGCAGGTCGTCCTTGGCTTTCCACGCTTTTACTAACGTCTTCCACGGTGGGCTACAGATGATCAGCCTCACCCCACGCGCAGCGATGAGCCGCTCGATGAGATCACGCCCCTGAGCCCCGAGTCTGTCCTCGCCCCTGAGCAGTGGACCGTAGACGGACTCACCGAGATAATGCCTATCGATGACCGTTGGCCGCTTGCTGGCGATCGCTGTGAGCAGCGAGTTGGTGTAAGTGACCAGCATGTCCTCCCTGGGGCGTGGCGGCCCAAACTTGACGATCTGGTAACCGTGTTGATCGCGTAACCGGGCGGCAAGGGTAGACTTTCCCGAGCCGTCCGGTCCTTCCAGGATGATCACCTTTGTTATTGTCGTCATTGTGAGCGATCATTGAAAAATGATTTGATTAGTTGCCACATTGACGGTGGTTCAACGCCAGTACCGTTGCAATGATCGCAGTCGTAATAGCGAACTTCACCACCATCATTCTGTATGCGAACACGTAATGATCCTCCGCACCAAGAACACCCACCTGGTGCAATACGTTCTGGAAACTGTGCGTGATCAAACATTCCTAGTTGCATAAGCTTCTCCTTTCATTCCGCGAACCTCAAGGCGCCCTGCCCCTTTAACTTTGATAGCCAGAACCCAACGGCGCGATCGTGTGGCTGGTTGGTCGGGAATCTTACCGGGTCGGCGATGGCCTTGGCCACGACCTCGTGGCGGTTCAAACCACGTCGCCCCTCTTTCTTCAGCGCGGTTATGATAAACTCAGCCTGGGGCGACCCTGGCGCGTAGGCTCGCGACTCGTCAATGAGTGTGTAGCGATGTGCTCGAGGAATTGGAGGCGTCTCCCGCGCCTTGATCACCGCGCCAAACGGCAGCGCAGGTTGTACGCGCTGAGGCGTTAGTTTCGGCGGTAATTTCTCACCACGTGCTATGGCCAGGGCGTCCGCCTTTTTCGGACAAAGGTCGATGACTCCACCAAAGTCAGCTTCTTCGTGTGTGAACGTACCTGCCCACCCTGATGTGTTGCGATCGAGGGTCTTCAAAATCCAGGCGGCGATAGGAGGGCAGACACCACGCGACAAGTAGGCACGCGCGTTGTTGGCGTTGTTTGGCGATTCGCTAAGATTCCACTTATAGTCGCGTGGAAACCCCATGATGCCGCAGTACTCTTCGATGGTAAGAAGGCGATCATCGACGGCCCAAGAGGTGTCGCCCAAGAGCGTGGTGGCAAACCCGTCAGGGTCCAGGAACCTGACGTAACCGGAAAGATAACCCTTCGTATCGTCAGGAAACTTCGCTCTTAGTTCTTCGTCGCTTGATAAACCGAAGTGCTGACGAAGCAATGAAAAGATGTGTCCTCGAGGATGTGTCCCCTTCAACACCGTGCGGGTTTTTTCGTATAAGGTCTTTGTGCAGCTGAACAATGGCACTGGATTCTTTCCTGGGTTCAGCACATCACGAAGCAAGGTGTAGCGCGGTTTCAACTCAACGCGAAATTGTTTCGTATGGTGAAAGAGAATCCAAACCCGTGGGCGCCACTGTGGTATTCCGAAGCTGACCGCGTTAAGCGTGATATAAGTTACTCGATACCTGTACTGCCTGGCAAGTTCTTCATAAGCCTCGTGTCCACCCTCGTAGGCGCCGGGCACGGACTCGATGGCCAGACTGCGGCAGTGATGTCCCAGGGAGTAATTGATAACGTTGCGGTGGCACTGGAATCCTTCCGATTCCGTACCACGATTATTTTTACAACTCGCTGACATCAAGCTAAACGATTTGCATGGGGGATGAGCGATTACGTTGATCGTTGACCAGGGAATGGCAAACCTTTCCGGCCAGTCAGCCAGTCGCTCATAGCGTGGTACGGCTGGAAAGTTCAGCGCTTGCAACTTCGACCCATAGCCGGTATCTTCCATGGTCGCAATGATGTTTGCCTTGATCATCTTTGCCCCAAGAAGGAGTGACCCACCGTAGGTGTTGATCGTAACGACGTTCATCCCCTTGTTTTTCTCTGCAACGTGCGGTGTGCTGTCATGCGTACTCACCTGTGGCTCTTTTCCGAAGTTGGCGCGCCACTTAGCGATCTGTTCTACGGTGTGAAGGCGAAGACGAAGCTCACCCTCGAATCTTTCGATGCCACGCGGTCCTGGCGTTTTCATACGCAGCAGGCCAGGGTAGCGTTCCATTAACTCAGCACTTGTTCTGATCATCTCCGGGAGCCGCTCCTCGTAAGTGCCACAGCCACCAGGTGCGTAATGCTTCCGACGAGGATGCCCCCACCCGTTGATCAGCACGCGGCCAAATTCGAGAAGATGTGCCGCGGTAAGCGCGTAGTCCTCGCCAGTGCTGACAGAAATGTGGCGCCACGGAAAGCCAACGTTCTTCATGAGCATCACCTTGCCACATACGTAGCCGACGTCCATCCACTTATGAGGACGCATTGCCGCAGCGTTCTGTGCGGTAAATCCACACAACACGGCACCACGTTTGTCGGCTTCGCGCATGGTATCTTGAACGATGATTCGATAGAACGTTGCAAAATCTTTTCCTGGTGGGTTCTTTATGATGGGGTCCCACCGTCGATTGATCTCAGTCAGTCCACCTTCTCCACGCTCGAAGTTGTCATATGCTTGGTAGAATTTCTCATCACACACGTAGAAGCCCAGCACATTGTCGTCCATGTGAAGGCACCACTCACCGCGTTTGACTCGCTTTCGGATGAACTCTCGAGCGTAACTAAGCCCCTCCTCGGCGTCCAGCTTGAGCAGATTCTCTCGCCTAAGGTACCGCGCATAATCGTCGTACTGACTTGGTCTGACGACGACCTTGTAGCCGGTCACCCCACATGCGTCAAGCAACTTCGTGGTACGGGTGTTCCCAGCACGGTTATAACTTAGGATGAAGATGGGAATCACGTTGTCACTACCTCTCTCAGCGCTACGATCCGCTGGCGAGCAGCCGCCACGTCAACGTGATCACCGCGGCTCTCAGCCATCATCGCATCGCGGCCTAGCCCAGCGATTGCCGCGCTCACATCTTCCGGTGTCGAGACGTGAATGGCCCTGGCACAATCCTTATCACTCAATGGCAATTTGCAGGGCACGTTGTCCGGCCGCCAGTACACCTGGGTTCCTGGGCCGAGCAAGGTTCGCGCTTCTCCTACGGTCTTTATGGTTACCTGTCATTCCTTTTCCTGCGATTTTCTACCTTCCCCAGGGCCTAGGGACCTTCCCCAGGGCCTAGGGACCTTTTCCCCAGGGCCTAGGGACCTTTTCCCCAGGGCCTAGGGACCTTTTCCCCAGGGCCTAGGACCTTCCCCAGGCCCT